ACACATAGAACTAGTAGAGCAGTTCAATAAATCGTTTGGAATAACGATAGGAAAAAAGCCTAGAGCTCTTTCTGAATCAGAATACACCATGAGGTATAATCTGATGCTGGAGGAGCTTTCTGAATATTTGGAGGCATGTAAGAACAATGATCTTGTTGAGATTGTTGATGCTATAGTAGACATGCAATACGTTTTGAATGGATTTATAGTTGCTCATGGACTTCAAAAGCACTTCAATGAATTGTTTAATGAGGTTCATAATAGCAATATGAGTAAGCTTGAAAACGGCAAGGTTTTAAAAAGACAAGACGGAAAAGTTCTAAAGGGTAAAAATTTCTTTAAGCCTGAAATAGAAAAAATTATAAAAAAATGACAATAGAAGAGGAAATCAATAAGGTTTTTCATTACAAAACTTGGACTGTCAAAAGGAAAGTGGATCGTCTTTTAGAGATCGATGCGACGATGTATACCAACCTCGGAATTGAATCAAGCGAGAGAGAAAGAAAAAAAACAAAGGCGATGAGCAAAAAGATATATAAAATGATCTTAAACCTTTCCTCTTTAGATGGATTTCTATTGAGAGCCCATATGGATGAAACAATAATAACTGTTGAGGAGTAATGAAGTACGGATCATTTGTTATAAGGTATTTTTCAGAACTAAATGAACTGATAACCGATATCTATGAGGCTATAACGGATGAAGAATTTGACGTTGCTAAAAATAAAATTAATAAGCTTATCTACCAGCTTCAAGAGTTGAGAAAGCTTTTACACGACAACAATGAGTGATGAATTTTGGAAGTATATAGAAGATCACTATCATAAAGGCTTTAACAACAAGACTTTATTGGCTAAAATGGCTGTAAAGCATTTCAATCTGAAAGACACAACCGTTGAAAAACTCAGAAGAAATATTAGCAAATATTTACAAAAACAGGATAGGAAAATAAATAACCCTGCCCTTGACTTGGCTTGTCAGGAAAGAGGAATTGATATAAGTACAGTTGGTATTGCTTGGCAAAAAGATAAAAAATGGTCAATTCAATTCAAACCATCTGCAAACGAAGGTCCCTCCTTTGAGGAAATGCTTAAAGACCATATTGATGACGTTAAAAAACACACATTTAAGTATGAGGAGATTAAACGAGAAAAACATCCTTCTTCTAATTTACTTGTCATTGATCCTGCTGATATACATATTGGGAAACTAGCAACTAGTTTTGAAACAGGAGAGGACTATAATTCTCAAATAGCAGTTAAAAGAGTAAAAGAAGGTGTTCAAGGCATACTAGATAAGTCTAGTGGATTTAACATAGATGCGATACTTTTTATCGCTGGAAACGATATTTTGCATATAGATACTCCCAAAAGACAAACCTCTGCTGGAACTCCACAGGATACTGATGGAATGTGGTATGAGAACTTTTTGATTGCTAAAAAATTATACATTGACGTGCTAGACTCTTTGATAAGCGTAGCGGATATACATGTAATGTATAACCCATCAAACCACGACTATACCAATGGTTTCTTTTTGGCAGATGCAATCAAATCTTGGTACAAAGACTGCAAGAATATTACGTTCGATACATCTATATCTCATAGAAAGTATTATAGGTATCACAATAATCTTATTGGGACCACTCATGGAGATGGAGCTAAACAGCAAGATCTTCCAATATTAATGGCTCAAGAAGCTAAGGAAGAGTGGTCAAAAACAAAACACAGATACGTTTACACGCATCACGTTCATCACAAAGTGTCGAAAGACTACATAGGAGTCACTGTAGAGGCTTTAAGGTCTCCTTCAGGCACAGACTCTTGGCATCACAGAAACGGATACCAGCACGCACCTAAAGCCGTTGAGGGCTTTATACACTCAAAAGAACATGGGCAATTAGCTCGACTAACACATTTATTTTAAATCATGGCAACAACTGAAAAAAAATCAAGACTAGATTCTTTACAAAAAGAATTAATTACTTTAAAAGCCAACTTGATTGGTCTAAATTCCAATCTTCAAGAGCTTCATGCAATGGTCGTTACAGTGCATCAAATCACCAGAAACCTTGACGGATACGAAGAGTCTTTAGAAAAAGTTAAAGAATTAGCTGCTCAAAATGCTGATCAAGCTAAAGAATCAAATGAAAATGTTGGAAATTAGATTTTTCCCAATATACGGATTAGCTGCTGGTATTAATTACTGGGATTCATATATGGATTTTGATGCAGAAGAAGTGCAAGAAGAAGGCGAGAGCGTACATATGATACAGCTATTAATCTTCGTAGGTGGAATATCTTTCATCTGGTATAAACAGGCATAGTTTAGTTTATAATTAGTTTTTTTTGTTTAGCTCCTGGTTGATTAATTCGCCAGGAGTTTTTTTTGTATTTTTACAGTATGCTTAAAGATAAAATACTATTTAGCAAAGTCCTTTCCGAAAAACAAATAGATCTTTTTGTGGAATATTTAGAAGAAATAAATGTTTACGATAAGCTTTATTATAATTACATGTATGTTGAGATAATTGACGACGCTCTAAGTTCAAGCGTAATGTATAGGATGATAAAAAACAGTAAAATACATTATCTATGCGACAGATACTTGCTTACTGTTGAGGAAGCTGTATTGTATTGTTTTAATTCGTTTGAGTTTTTTCAAGAATTAAGAGAAGTACTATACTGGAATAGTATAAATGATTATAAAAAATATGTTCCTTGTACAGGAGAGATAAGAACTAATGATGGGATTGAGCCAGTTATTGAGAACGACTTTTTGATAGCTAAGGGCGAGACAGAAGCAATGTCAATGTTTCGTAGTATAGGGTATAATGATCTAATGTACGTAATAGATGTCGACGAGTAAATTCCCATGCGTAGGTTGCGGTGCTTGCTGTAGGAAACTAAACCTGCTAAGCGAAGAACAACTGAAAGAAGTAAACCTAAAGGCTAGAAAAGACGGTAGCTGCGTAAACTTAAATGAAGACAACAGCTGTGCTGTGTATGAAAATAGACCTGAAATATGCATTGTAAGCAACAGAGGGACAGAACACACTACAGAAGAATATCATAAAATGGTTGCAGAAATATGCAACGAATGGATGGATGAAGAAGGATCCGATTACCCTAGAATAAAATTATGAGAAGAAGAACTAAGTCAAGACAAATTACAAGGCATACAAAAGTTAATGAGGATGGAATTCAGTTCGCATCAAAATTAGAGCTGTACATGTACAGACAGCTCAAGAAAGAGAAAATAAAAAATCATTACGAAGGCAAAACATTTCAAATAGTAGAAGGGTGTAATTTCGATATGGATTCTTGGGAAAAAACCAAGGGCAGTAAACAACTTACTGACAGAGGAAATAAAAAGCTTTTAGGAATAAAGTACACGCCAGACTTTATAGACGTACAGGATCCTCCTAGGTTTATCATAGAAACAAAAGGCAATCCAAACGAATCCTTCCCAATAAGATGGAAACTATTTAAAATGCATCTTATAGAGAAAGAAATAAACACAAAGCTATTTATGCCCAGGAATCAAAAAGATTGTGATCAAGTTGTTGCTTATTTAAAAACAATTTTATAGACTAATTTATCACTATCACTATTCAACAGTCTCTTCTACAGGCTTGTCTTTAATAGTTACAGTGTACTTTCTGTCAAGCAAACCCTTTAGAGTTCTAGTAAATCTTTTCAAATCAGCTGAAGGCATAACAAGTTCCAATGCTTTAAGTTGAGCTAAAGTTACAACAGCATCTCGTACTTGCGGAACGTATTCTCTGTCCGCTGAAACTTCAGAATATTTATTTGCAGAAACATTATGCATTAAAGCATCATAAGTTTCAACTATACCGTATATGTCTTCAACCGCCATTCCAGCCATCCCTAGCTCAGTAAAAACCATATAAACAAAGTCTTTTTGACTCATAGCTTGGTTTTTCGGATCAGGTTCTCCAAACATATCTCTTATGTTTTTAGAAAAAACATTAAAAAACTCATCTTCGGATAATCCAGATTTTATTACTAAAGAGTTTAATCCAGCAAAAATAGGCTCATTGACAATTCCTGGCGTTGGTACAGGCAACATACCATCAATTAAAGATGTGATAAACTCTTTTTGAACATCTCTGCTAAAGTTTGAAACCTCAAAAGGCTGTCTTAGAGCCTCTCTTCCGATTGGATTCAATGCATTTATCTTTCTGTTCATTTCATTAACAAGACTATCATATTCGTCATCAAAACCAACTAATGAAGCTAATGCTCCTATTGATGCTTTAGCTGCAAGAGTAGCAGCAGCAGGCTGTATTAATTTAAAAGTTGCAATCTCAGCAGCAGCAGACTTTAGCCTATTTCTAGCTCTTGATTTGTCTCCTTCGGAAGTTAACTCACTATTTAGAATGGATATGTCGTTAGCCATACCAACCTTTCTGTTAAACGCAAATTTTCCAAAAGGAAATACAATTCTAGCAACATCCTTGTTGTCTTTGTAAAAGCTTCCTTGATTCTGTGAAGCTGCAATCAACTGTGATCTATTTACTTGTTCGTCAGCATAAGCAATGGCGTCAATATCTGCTTTAGTTCCTTCTTTGGTGTTAGCCCACTTCCAGAAATCATCATAGCTCATGTCTTTGGTTTCTGTAGGATGAGTTTGCTTCATTCTATCATAATAAAAACCGCCAAAAGAAGCTATCCCTGCTGACGCATCTGACTCAGCAACGGTTTTTTTCAATATGAATGAGCTTGCTTTTTGCGAAGCCTCTGCTAATTTCATTGCAGCCTCTGTAAGAACGTAATTTCCCTTTCTTCTTTCCGCTTGATCAAGACCAGGTATTGCGTCTAATCCAGATCTTGCAGCTGTAGCAGACCTAGACAACACCTTCATAAATTCAGTGTTAGACTCCTGTTTTGATTTTAAATTAAAAGCAAGGAAATTAGCCAAACTGTTATACATCATGTTTGATCCATCTACAGACATGTTTAATGAAGCTCCAATCATAGCTGATCCCCCTTGAGAAGCCCTCATGGAAAATGATCCCAATCTTGACGCAGAAACAAAGTCGTATAAAGCCTTTTTAGTTTCGTTATAAACGCTACTTTCTCTCATCATTGTAGATCCAGTGCTTCCGATCATTGAGTTAACGTCCTCAACTTTTGTATTAAGCAAACCGATCATATAATCAAAATCAGCCTCAGATTTTGCGCCTCCAATGGTTTTTCTCTGTTCGGTGTCAAACATGTCACGAAACTCTGGACTCTTCAATACACCAGCCATGATGTCTAGATTTTCTCTCGACTCAATCTCGTTGTTTATGTTTTGATGACTTCTAAAAACCAAAGCGTCAAAGTTATCTCCAAAAATAGTTCTATCAGTCTCTAGAATATTATCAAATTCAGTTAAATCCTTTATGGATGCAGGACCAGATGTGCTTCTGTAAAGCATAGTTTCGTCAGAAGCATCATTGGTGTTATTTGCATTATCGCTAGTCAATATCATTGGAAGATACCTTGTAATTCTTTTGGGCGTTCTTCCGTAGTAATCCGACATGTGCGACAATGTTCTCTCGGTAAGCTCAGGAGTATAAATCTTCTGAAGCTCTTTTACTCCTAAATAGTTGTCTGCGCTAACCTCTTGAGCTCTTTTTACGAATTCATCGTGATTAGAAACTCCCTCAACTAAATTATTGTATGACCTCTTCCAAGCCTCAGCTCTTCTTTTTCCATGAGTACTAGTGTCTTTGCTTAACTTTTCAATATTGCCCTTAATGATTTGCTTCATTCTAGAAATCTGCTGTTCTGGAGAGAGCTTCGATGTTTGGTCATATCGATCCATCATTGAGATAACAGTCCTATCTATGTTCCCTTCTAAAGACAAGTAGTTTTCTCTTCTCTGTTTGTCTTGTGAAAGCGCTTTTGGAGTCATTTTAACCGCAAGATTGTCTCTGAATCCAGGCAGAAAAGAAAGAGTAGAGTAATCTTTCATTTTCTGATTAGCTATTGCAGCATTTTTCCCAAGAGTAGCGTCTATTGCTCCACTTACATTTCGAAGAGGAGTTCTCATCTTGTCATTTTTCAATAAGAAAGAAAGGATGTGACCTGCATCAGCCATAGTATATTCACCATCAACCCCTGTGTAAAGAGCTTCCAAGTTTGTTATTGGGCTTATTTTTCCAGCTACAGGCTTGTTAAGCATAATCTCCCTAACTACTTTCGTTGGCTTAACAACCTTTTGGTCGAAAATTTTAACAGCTCTAGCCACTACATTAAAATCATCACTTTGAGCTGCCTTCTTGAGTTCCTTGTACTCTTTATGGAATGGGCTTTGTTCGTTAATTAATTCGTAATCTACATTTAAAAAATCAGATACGGATTTTAATTGCTCACTAGACTTTAACATTTGATCAAGCTTAGCTCCTTTAGCTTGAAGAGCCCAAGATGGAGTCCATACACTTAATCTTTGATTGACCTGAATAACGTCATCAGGCACATTTATTTCGTAATCAACAGTAACTTTTTCGAATAAATCATTTAAAATGTCGTTAACTCCCTCTACGGAAGTTGAAAAGTATTCTATAGGAGAATTTGCGTCTTGTGATGGATCAATAACCTTAACGTTAATTCCAAATGAACCTTCTTCGTTCATTGCGTCAGTAATTTCTGCGCTTGAGTAAACAGAATTGATTACATTTCCATTAGCGTCTTTTCTATAGACATTATAAGTATCTTTATAAACATCTCCTTCGTCAATTGTAGTCTTAACCATAAGCCCATTGTCTCCAAGAGAATACGGTGTTATTGTTTTTTTTGAGTCTGGAACATCTTTACCAGCTCTAGCTAAAGATTCTTTTTGAAAGTCCTCGCTAGACAATTGAGAAGAAATTAAAAGCCAAGCAGTTTGCTCTTGAGGATTTAAGTCTGTTGCCTTTGTATCTATTGCGTTTTGATTAGCTTTACTTTTTGCGTCCTCAGTGTTTTTGTCAAAAACTTCTTGCGCTTTCTTAGAGTCCATACCCTCGAAAAGCTTTATGTTTTCATCGTAAAGATTAGTATTATCATCTACAAGAAGCTGTCGCTTTCTGTCGCTTGTCTCATCTAAACGAGACACATAATTGTTGTGTTGTATTTTAGCTTGATTCTTAGCTATTTTTACAAGAGTCCCTTTGTCGGTTATCTCTTGAATATCTGATAAAACTTGATTGTTTCTCGCTACAATAGCGTCAGAAACAGCATCTCTTCTATCATATAAATCATCTATAAACCTAGGAGTTACTTCTAGTTTTTCTTCCTCAACCTTTCTTATCTCGCTATCTAGTTGTCTGAATTTGGTCTCCAGGTCAAATAAATCCTTACCTCCAACAGCATTCACTATCATCTGATCAGTAAACGCTTTAGAGCTTTTGCTCATTGTTTTATAACCAGCAGCAGTCATTGGCATTGTCAAAAATGGCAATTGAAGAGCTGTGTCTCCCATAGCTTTAGCGTAGTCCTTGAAAGTGTAATCTTTTGTTCCAAAAAGCTGTTCAGTCCACATCTGAGAGACTGTAATTAAGTTTTCTTCTTTAAACTCATTAACAAAACTTTTTCTAAACATAGGATTTATGTTATTAATGAAAGACTTTGCGTAAAAATCAGTCATTTCATTCGCCTTGTTCAGGTTAAGATTAGCTGCTTTTGCGCTATTCCCAAGACCCTTTAGAAAATTATAAGTAAAGGCACGAGTAATAAGTGTTTCTCCCAATGCTTTTGACCCAGCTAAAGCTCTAGCTTGCCAAACATTCATGTCTTTGTATCCTCTATATTGTGCATCAGGATCTCCAGTTCCAGAAATATAATTTCTTATGTTGGTAGTTTCTCTTATGGTAGAGCCGTAGCTTCCAATACCAATATTAGCCAAACCTACTGGAGGAGCCATAATAAAAAGACCCATATTTAGAGCTGACTCAGCAGCGCCCTTTGCTCCCTTACTAAAGAACTGAGACATAGACTCAGCATCAGATATAGAGCCTTCTATTACGGGAATTTCTTTTCTGATAGATTGTGCAGCTTTCCAGAAAAGATCTTCATTCATAATAGATTCATACTTCATATCAAGAAATCTCTCGACATCTTTCATGTCATATGCCGAATCTTCGTTCAGCGACAATCCATAGACAGCTTCTTCTGTTATTCTCTGCGCATCAAGAGCTGTAGCTACAACGTTGGAGAGTCCCTCCATACCAGAAGCTAAAATTGTTGATCCAATTGCTGAAAGACCTCTCCAGAAACTACCAAGATCTCTTAGCTGAACTCTCTCCGTCTCCTTTGCCTTTTCAACTATTGGCTTTAGAAAATCATACCCCTCACTTTCGTTGAAATCAGAGACACTAACAGATATATCTCCACTGTATATAGCGTCTCTTAAAGTTCCGTCCTGAGTGAAGTGAGTCAATTCATTTAAACTAGCGTCAGAGCCGTCTATTTGAATTTCTTTCATCTTTATGTCTCTAGGATCTAATCCACTATTAACCAATGACTCCATTTTGAATTTAGCCATCATACCTTCTCCGAGAAACTTTTTTAATCCGCCCCCTGAATGTATTAGTTGAGCTGCATTTCTGGAAAAATTAGATCTTTGTACAAGATATTTGCTTTCTATCTTGTCAAGACCAGTCAATGTGCTTTCAAGCTCCTCTATTCTGGTTTTGTTTTCTTTTAAAAAATTGGCATCCTCAGAAGTTACTGGCTTTAAATTAACTCCAGTTCTAGGTAAATATCCTGAAGACTTTTCCGCTTGCTCTTTTCTAGCTTTTTCTAGCTCTTTTTTAATATTTTCGCGGTTTAAATTTAATCCGTCCATGGAGATCCTTTTTCTCCCAGGCTCACCAACAAACACCTCACTGTAAATAGATTTAGGAGAATCTTCTTCTGTACTTAAAGCCATGCTCTTGATGTATTCTCCAGGAACATTCATATTGCTTTCCAGAACATCATATAAAGCAATGTCAGGATCTCTCTTAAAAGACTCTAATGCAGTATAAAAACTTGATCCTGTATTTTTTGAGAAAAAATCTCTTAGTTTGCTGGCTTGAGTCAATAAGTGATCTGACTTTTGACCATCAGTATTCATGAGTCCATTTAAAGAAAGGTCTATGAGTATTTGATCAGAACCATCTTTAGACAATACTTCTATTGCATTTCTTCCAGGCTGAGCCTCTTTAATAACAAATCTTTCGCCAAAATTAGAGGTTCTTATTAGGTTTTCAAGATCAACCTTTACCTCGGATTCTTCTCTATCTAAAAAATCAGCTGTTATTCCATTAAATCTATGGCTATTAATTCTTTCTGATTCATTAGCCCTGTATTCAGCTATTCTAGACTCAATTCTGTCTATTCCACTAGCTGTAGGAACCGATGTACCACTCTCTACCGAACCAGGTGATTGTAATTCCAATGAACTTGGTTCTTGAGGTTGAGTCAGGTCTAGATTTTTTTTTTCAACCAATGGTTTTGCATCAAAACCTTCAAAGCTGATCTCGTTCTTCTCCATGTAAAGCTTTATCCTTTCTTCTGAACGGAAATTAATTCCAGTTCTTTGATAAACGTCACCAACAACATTTGGGTTATTGTAGAGAAGTCCTGGTTCAGAGCCTAATGCTTTTTTAAATTCTATTGGATCCATATTTGTTTTTTATTTCGCTACTGGTGAAGTTACTAAAGATTTTAAAAAATCAGCCTGAATTTTTCTTCTACTTACGGGATTATATACATCTACCCCATTTCTAGAAGCAACCAATAAAGCTGTTTCATATCGAGTCTTGAATGAAGGGTTTGCTTTAGCTATAGACCCTAGAACAAGCTCTACATTTTCGTCGTTTAAAGGATCTGAAAACTCCGTTGTCATAAGAGATCTGTTTTGACTAGCAGAAAGCTTAGATCCGTCCTTGGCTAAATTACCCCCTTCAAACGCAACCTCTCTTGCCGTAAGACTTTCTTCCAAAGTTACATTACCTCTAAGCCTAAAGAATTGCTCTTTACTAACTTTTCCTTCATCGTCCTTTACCTCTCTTTCAACGACCATTATTCCAGATATATTTGAAAATGCTCTATCGTTAGATGAGCTTATTGCTAATTCAGATAAATCTTGACTCTGCATATCAGCTGAAATACCAACTGGCGTATAGCTTAGGTCTTCATCATTAGTCATAATGGCTCGTCCACCTACATACATATACATGTCTCTATTTCTGTTTTCAAATGCAGCAAGTTGAGCTGGATCATTTTCAAAAATAGTTTTAATCTTACTCTGTAAAGCAATATTAGTGTCTTCTGAGCTTATGCTTGATCTTTCTGATTTTGGCAACAAGCTTGATGTTAATGAAGCAGCCATAACTTTCGAATTCCATCCTGCTGTAGCTACACCATCAGCCATAGGGACAGATGGATTATAAGAAAATGTAGTTTGAAATGGAGCTGCCTTGCTAGATCCTCCAGAAACAGATGGTGCAGCGATGTATCTTCCTTGACCATCCTGCTTAATTCCCATCTGACCTTCGATCATAGTTCTGTAGTTCTCTCCTATTTCCTTTCTTTGCTCATTGCTTAACAGGAATTTACCATCTCTCTGAGATATATCTCTACCTAATTTCATTCCCATACTATCATAAGCATAAGCAATAGCTTCGTCTGACTTGGAGAAATTTTCTATGTGAGAGTCCAAGAACGCTTTAAATTTAGGTCCTTCGCCACTAGTAGTAAGTGTTTCTGCCCATAAACCAGGATTTCCCTGTATTTGCTGAAAATCAACACCTAAATAATCTTTTTGACGATCCATGTATATTTTTTGAATATCAGAAACAGATCCTAAAGCATCAAACTTCTCAATCTCATCCTGTCCATTGATCATAAATCTCTTCATGTCAGTAGGAACTTCAGTTACATTACCATCTTCGTCCTCTTGATATGAGGTCATTATTATATCACCTTGTCTGAAATCAACTCGATATTTACCGTCCTTACTAAAAGCAGCTCCAATATTGTTTATGAAGCCATCTTTTACTATATCGGAAAGCTTGTCGTTTTTCTCTATCGCCTCTAACTGCGTCTTAGCAAACTCTTGGACACCTCCAAAGCTTTTTGCGCTATTCATGGCTTTATTATAAACTTTATTAAAGTCATTAACAGTGTATCCGTCTATTCCAATCTTTGCTTTTTCTGCGAAAAGATCGTTTCTTATTCCATTCATTACATCAGCTGAAGCTGAGTCTATGTCTGCTTGCCCAATATACTTGTAATCGGTGCTTTCCATCACCTGATTGACATTCTCTTGAATCTTCTTGTCGGTTCTTTCGGCTACCTCTCTTATATATCTTTGCCCCTCTGTAAAGGTCTTTGCTATGTCTCCAAAGTTGGTTTGGTTTAATCCACCAGCCTTTCTAGAATCATAAGTCAAGGGTTGTCTTCTTCGTTGTCTAGCCATTTTCTATTTTTTAAATAAGCCCTTTACTCCCCTGAATACGCTTCCGCCTATATTCTCTAGTCCAACCTTAACTTTCGAGCCCCCTCTTTCGGTTCTTTGAGCTATTCTATTTTTTTGCCTCATAGCAGAAGGAGTTTGACTGCCAAATTCTGATGCAGCATTAGCTTCATTGTTTTGACCTATAGCCAATCCAACGTTCGCTATGTCTGACATACCACCGTACAAAGCTTCTGTTCCAGATGCGATATCAGCAGAAGCTGAAGCCATAGCTCCAGACAATCTTTGCTCTTGTACGTCATAAATATTAGCCTGTTCATCAGCTATCATTTGATCTTTTTTGAATATAGCCTCGTCTGTATCGATTCCAATCTTTCTCATTCCTTCAATAGATTGCTCGTTGAGCTTACCTAAGCTTTGACCCATAGCTCTTGTTCCAGCTTGCTGTAAAGTAGCAGTTGTGTCCATGCGTTGACGTTCTAAAGCTTCTGTTCTAGCTTTAGTTCCTTCTGTAGGTAATTGTAGTGCTTCGTAGGCGTTGAGAGGCAGTGGAGCAGCTTCAAGCTTTCTCATTCTTTCCTCTGCTGCTTTCTTCTTGGAAAAGCCATCAATCATCTTGGTGACGCCTCCAACAACACTTATTCCCATTGAAATTGCGGTAAATGGATCCATGTTATCTAATTTTTAACAAATATACAAATTTTACAAGTTGCTCTTCGTTGCTTCTGCGTTTATAGCGTAAAGCTCAACAGGACTGGTACTTGAGTTAGTCATGCTGATTTTTGCGTAATACCCTCTCACTCCCTCAGATTCTGCTGATTGGTTTTTAGCAATAAGAATAAAATCTCCAGCATCAGGATTTGACACCACATTCGTAGTGTCTAAATAGTCTGATTCAATGCTTAGTATTTCTCCAACTAAAATCATTTCACCAATTTCAGATGTTTCTTCGTTCACAGAAGCCTTGAACACTCTGTCTCCCACGGAGCAAGTAGATTCGCTTATGCTGGGTAAATATATTTTGTTTTGAGACACAGAAGTAACAACTCCAATTCCTTGAACTGTAAGTTTTTTTGTATCAACAACTCCGTTGTCATTTCTAATATAAGAATAATACATCTCTTCTCTCTTTTGAAAAGAAGAAGCGTCTACATATCCTTTGTCTATTTCGCTCTCTACATTAACGCTCCACTCACCGCTATTGCCTTCGTGCTTGATGGCTCTAAACATTTTAGTTTCAGAAGGTCCGTCATTAGCGACAACCTCAATTTTAGATGGAGATGATTCGCCATAGAACGTATTTCTGCTTTCTTTGTCTTGGTGGTGAATATAAATCTGACCATCCTTAAACGTAAAGTAATCGTCATTTAAATTTTCAATCCACTCAGGTTCATATGAATAAAATGAAGTCCATCCTCTTGCGTCTTTTTTATATGATAAAGTTTTAGCCATGTTTTATATTTAATCTATTTGCGGAACAGCAGTTAAAGAAGCAAATCCAAATGCTCCAGAAGCACAAGTCAAGGGGTCTATTTCTAATCTATATGTACCCACTTTCAAATTTACTATTCTAATAACCTCTGTAGGCAGTGCAGTTTCTTTTCCATTCTGAACGTATGGAGGATATCCATAAGGATTTAAAGGGAAGCTTGCAACCTTCTCGGTTAGACCGTCTCCAACCTTTAATACTCGTCCAGTTCCTCTAGTGTATTCTCCAGTACTAGTGTTTACAGTAAAAGTAAACTTAACGTTCCCAGGTGAAGTCACGTTAAAAACAGAACTTTGAATGACTGAATTAGAGCAATTAGCTGATGAGTTTAATGTTCCTGTAAGTACAGCGTTTTTGCTTGGCAATGTAGCTGTTCCAGTACAACAATCGTTACAGTTATTATATATAGAGCTAGTTTCATTTACAATAATATCAAAAGCTTTTCTTGGAGAAACTTGCTCATCAACGTGCCAGCAACAAGTGCTATGTTCGGTCTTTACGACGTTTCCTGGATTTAATTGGCTGGTGTGTCTAACGTATCTTTTTTCCTTGTTATTAAAACAGTTATATGTTATGTAGTGATATTTATTTATATCAATATCGTTGAATCCTTGAATTATAGCCTCCTCATAAATCTCCAGCTGATCTGATCCTTGACCTGAATTGTACTTAGGCTCAGACAAACTACTAACGACCATCTCTTCTGATGGCTGCATTTCTCTTGAAATCCATTCTCCATTTAAGCAAGATTGATACTGAAATGAAAGCTGATATTTAGTAGATAAATTGTAAACTTGATAGCTCAAGCACACTTTATCCTCAACAACAGTTGTTGAACATTCAGAACATGAGTTTGGATCTGGACCAGGCTCTTCCTCTACAACGAACACAGGAGGAGGTGCAGATGGAACGACTTGTGGCGGTGGAGCTACAGGTGGAGGTGTTATTGGGCAACTTATATTATCAGTATAAGGAGCAATATAATCAGGATCTCCAGCTGTATTGGGTTTAGTGTCCCTAGTTGGTTTTCCGTTAATATATTTCCTTAGCCGTGTTACCGTCTTTATACCACTGTTCTCTGCCATTGCCAGAATTTTTCACAAAGATAGTAAATTAAGAGATTTGCTTTTTTATCCATTCGTAAGTAGGACGCAGACCATCAACAAGTTTGTACTTTGGCTCCCAGTTAAAAATAGATCTAATTAAATCGTTATGAGAAGATCTACCTCTAACTCCTAATGGTCCTTCTATATGATTTATTTCCAATTCCTTATTAGCTATTTTCATAACCGTATTTGCCAGACCGTTTATAGACACCATTTCTTCTGATCCGATATTAATTGGTCCCTCAAACTCTTCTCCTCTCATGAACATTGTGGTTGCCTCCAGGCAATCGTCTATGTACAGGAATGACCTGGTTTGATCTCCGTCACCCCAAACCTCTATAGAGTCTTTTGATTCAGCCACTTTTCTACACATAGCAGCAGGAGCTTTTTCCTTTCCGTCATTCCAAGAGCAATTAGGTCCATATACATTGTGATATCTAGCTACCCTTACTTTAATGCCTAAATTCCTTGCAGCAGCTAAGTAAATTCTTTCTGAAAACAACTTCTCCCATCCGTACTCGGAATCTGGAGCTGCTGGATAAACAGTGTCCTCTTTGGTGATTGGCTTGTCCGCATTCAACTGATTGTATTCTGGGTAAACACAGGCTGAACTAGAAAAGAAAACTCTTTTAACGTTAAACTTAATGCAGTTCTTTATTACGTTTATGTTTATTAATGCAGAGTTAGTCATGACTTCAAAATCATTTTCTCCTGAAAATATATACCCAGCGCCACCCATGTCAGCTGCTAAATTGTAAACTTCGTCAAATGAATTTTCACTATCATCTAAACTGTGCTGACCTGGAGCAAGAAACCAAGGAGATGAATTCAACCTCAAGTCATAAGAAACATACAAGTCGCAAATGTCTTCTTCGTTAAAAAACTCAGGCTTTTCTTTAATATCAATGATGCAGACCCAAAATCCCTCATCCTTTAGCCTTTTAGCTAAATGACCACCAATAAATCCTCCGCCACCTAAAACTAAAGCTGTTTTCATATTAACTTTTTTAAATTACTGATTACCATATCCAATTCTCCGCTATTCAACATAACCCTTGCATCTGAGTACCTATTGATTATCGGTTTACCCATAACATTAAATGATGTATTTAATATAACTGGCTTTAAACCTTTTTCCTTCATAGCTGTCAATATAGAATACACAAACGGCTCAGATTCCTCTGATACTATTTGAAGCCTTGAAGTCCCATCTTCGTGTATGACAGAAGCTAGGTCTTTATCCGAACACATTGCGTTGTGAGTCATGTACTTTAAGTTCGATGGAACATCAGTAAAATAATCATCTACATCAACATCTCTGCATATTGGAGCAAACGGTCTAAAATACTCTCTATGCTTTACTTGGGCATTGAGCTTATCCTTCATTCCTTCTCTTGGCATACAAATTATGCTACGCCTACCTAATGCTCTAGCTCCATACTCAGACCTTCCATGTATCATCCCTATAATCCTACCTTCGTCTAAAGACTGTATCAATTCATCCATGGATATATCTTCTGTAGAGCCTATCTCATCAAAAGGGTATGACCCCAAATAAGCAGTATCAATAGTTTTTGGTTTAATTGTACCTGCAAGTAATCCAAAGGAAAGACCCCTGTCGTCTGGATTAGGAGTAACGTAGGCATCCCAAATAGTGTTGTTTATTATATTCATAGCGCCTCCACCAGCAAATATTAGCTTGTGATCTGGGTATTTACGAACATAAGGCATTACCACCCCTCTGAAAACAGATTCAAACGTATATTGATTTATATATGCAAAATCTTTAGATAATTCTTCGTCCAACCTAGACTCCCCATTAAGATTAAATGTCTTTTGAAAGTTTTCGTGAGCTTTGTTAGCACAATCGGATTGCTGTAGTTTGTAATAGGAATCCATTTTTTCAAAAATATCCTGATCAAACTTTCCGTATCCAGATAACCCCATGACTTTTCCTGCGTAAATTAGGTTACCCCACCACCAGTTAAATTCTTTTTTTATAGGAGATAAGTAGTGACCGACAGCAGCATATGGAACACAAATGTCCTGAGTTGTTGTGTGTATTTTTGAAATCTCTTTTCCTTCTGCCAACCATATATTGAAGTGACCCTCATCAGATCCTCCGTCAAATGTAACTACAAGAGACTTTTCGAAATCAGTTTGGTAAAGAGCGTTGTAAACATGAGCCTTATGATGAGGCATCCAAATAAAATTATCTGCTGGAATCTCTTCTAGTAGCTTTAATTCTGAAGGACAACTATTGTTTATACAATTGTCATATCTATATGCTCCATATTTGTCTCTAAAGTAATCTATTATCTCAGCTAAAACTTTAGTCGGGTTTTTTAGCGGAAAATGACAACAAAATGCAGCGTTTTTAATGTCAGTCCATCTTTCGACCTCCACAGCCTCCAATACATCACCTCCTTTTGATATACACAGAGAAGCGTTGTGAGACCCATATATCCCTATGTTAAAACCTTCTTTCTCATATTTCCAGTGGTAGTCCCAAGTTTTGTCCCAACTCCACGACTCTGCTAGCCAAGGAAATGTATCATAGTTCAAAGCACCTCTATTGAAATTAGTTCCTTCTCTATGCATATCTTTCCTTCCAGACTGCCCTCTAAGTATGTTTATATAGTCCGAAAAGGTAGATAAGAAGCTCCCTAAGAAGGTTTCTCCCATGGAGCATACTATCTGATCCACCATTAACTCTTCGTGGCTATCTAGCCCTAAATTAAAGTCGCTAAGAAATCGTATGTCGTACTCTTTTTGTAGGTCAGAGAAAACGTTTTTATCTTTTTCATCTGTAGCAACATATGTTGGCACGTCTGTTCTGATTCTATTTGCAATGTCAGTAAGCAGATTTTCTGTTTGCGCCTCAGAATGGTCTTTTCTTGTTTGAAGAAAATCATTTCGTCTTATGTGTAAGGAATCAAATTCACCTCCTAAATCATCTACGATTTGTTTAGCGATATAGAAATATTTTTTCTTGTACTGTACTCCTAAGTTTACTTTATGAGTAACCTTGTTTCTTGTAGAAATATTCTTTCCGTATACGTGATAATAATAATGTCCAAAAAGGTTTCTTGGGAAGTGCAAAAATTTATCCTCAACATCCAGATTTATACCAGTTCTTCCTTGTGCGAAAGAATTATAATCGTTTTGATCATCAATGCCACAATACATGAAATAATCACGGTCTGGACCATTCATAGGACCAAATTTGTCGTCTTGATCACCAAAAGTAATTACTTTGGCAATACTAGATACGTTTTCAAAGTATTGGGTTTCGTTTTCTAGCGAAGCGTATTCTGGAACATCATGATAATCAATACAGTCAAAATTCTCATAAAAAAGATCCTTGTCTAAAGTAGAAAACATGTCAAACCAACTAGACTTATCTTCCCATTCAGAAAGAAATAAACAGTATATTTTTGGAGGTATGATCAGCTTTCTTCCTGTTATTACAGATATAGCAGCTACTATCTCATAGGTCATCCTTATGTTCGAGTATCCTCCCCACCAAGGATCAAAAGATATGTACTTAGTTTCCGACATACTCCCAGTCTTTTAGTCTATAATGAACAAACATGTTATTAAAGCTAGTACCTCGGAATATTGTGTTTCTACCATGTTGGCAGGTAGCTGATTCATATAATATCATTTCTCCAACCTCAGCAGTTACGTTATGCCAACTGCCATCGTGTGCTTGGATGTCTAATCCCCAATCATCTGCTTCTGGCTTATTTACACATCCACAAGCCAAGTCTTTATCTACAATAATTATTGATGATATGTGGTGAGTAGCTATCCTGTCTCTATGAAACTGAAGAGCAGCACCTCTCATGTAAGATCTTATTCCATATATAAATGTTGGCTCTATACTTTCTTTTGCGAATTCCTGATGCAAGGGAAGTAACATATTATGAACCATAAGTCTTTTTTCTGGAAGACTATTTATATCCATTATATAGCTAGTTATTCCTTCTCCTGGAATAATAGACTCCTTTCCTTCAAATTTTTCTTCAACGCCTCTTTCCTTAACCTCAGCATACATCTCCTGTATAATACTCCAGGCTTCTTCAGGAACTTTTACAACTTTAAATCCTACTGGATCTATCTTGGGCAAGTCCTCCCAATTGCTAAATGTTTTAGCAGGGGGAGCAGTGTTTCTGTGATGAACTGAAGCTAATTGAGAATCAAGAGTGTTATTCCATGGCTTTTCTCTCCACCAGGAAGTCACTATGTATTTAGATCCAGAAATAACATCTGAACCCTCGTGAAGCGTGTCTCTTTGCAGCTCACCATCTTTCATGTCATACCACCAAACAGCCTTGCCTTTTTCTGGCTTTACAGAAGCTTCCAAGTTGGGGAAATTAGTTTCTCCTCCTTCAAAATCATCATTTAAATAAATCATGAATGTGTGAGTCCTGTTACCAGAGTGTAGACAATGATTTGTGTATGAATCTCCTTCAAAAAAATCATTATGAGGTCTAAAGTACTGACCAGGATCATATTTTTGCCCCTGAAGATCCTCTCCTCTAATCAGATCTATATTAAGTTCTTTTGCTATTCTAGTCTGTATTAATACAGAAAGTTCTTCTTTTCCTAAGTTGGATGTTGACGATGTTCTGGCTGAATCATACTTTGATTGATCTGATCCAGAACCAGCAACACTAGATCTTGTGTTTGATTCGTCGATTCTTTCGATTAGTTTATCGCACTCCTCGTACGATAAAAAGTTTGGAATTTCTACTAACATTATTTTGTATTTTATTAAATTTAATTCTCATTACTTCTAGCAAGATAAGGACCATTCTGCTCCGTCTCCTATTGCATTATTCGGGTCAGAAGCTCCGTATTCGATTCTAACCTCTCTATTAGATGTAGACGTCCAAGAGAACGAAAAGCTTCCGCTTCCTGGAGTGCTTAATGACATTCCCCAAGGACCTGGATAATTTGCTGTTCCAACCCATCCACTAGTAGATATTAAGCTTCCATTATTGTAAACGTTAAATCTATTAGGTCTATCTAAAGCAACCCAATTAAAAACGTTTGTAGACGTGTCAGATGGGTTTATTATTTTTGCAGGATAGCTTCCGTATGAAAGATCTAAAGTGGCTTCAGTAACAGAAGTTCCATTACAAGAGTAATCGTATACAAGCTCTGTAGTTGTAGTGGTTGTGCTTGTTGTAGTGGTCGCTTGAGTTGTGGTAGTTGTTGTGCTAGTAGTTGGTGCTGCACAAGCAAATATACTAGTTATTTTACCTGATGAGTTTACAGTATATGCAGAAGATGTTATTATAGAATAATATATTCCATCCGATAATAAGTTCTGTGCATTCATGTCAGTATAGAAAACATCGTTTACAACAGGTAAACTTGAATTTCCTGGAAGGAAATAAAATTCAGCATTAGCACCTCCATCTGTAGCATGAGCACAAGCATCAATTGTAGAGTTGTGACTGTGTACAGATAGTGTAAACGCAGATAAAACATTAGAAGACGTAGTTGTGGTAGTAGATGTACTAGTAGTAGTAGTAACTGGGTCTATGTTTGGTAGACATGTTAAGATATCAAGATATGGAGCAATATAATCAGGATCACCAGCAACATTTGGTTTTACCTGACCAGTATCTACACCGTTAACAAATTTTCTTAATTCCGTCACTACAACGACACCCGAATTAGCCATTACTTTTTACTTTATGCAAATTTAATGATTTTTACGATTCGCTTCTTTAAGTGTTTCATAATACAAAAATGAACATCTTTTTTCGTCTAACTTTAAATCTGTATCAAAAGGGGAATTGCTTATGTATGCTCCTTTATAAAACATTCCGCTAGACGAGTCAGTGACTCCAGCATTGTGAAATATTGAGCATTCATCCCATCGATTTAAAGCGTCTGTAGCCCAGCAAAAATCTAATTCCTTTTCCACCTTAGTATATATACCTCTCTTCCAAGCATTCCAAATTGTAGCCCACATTTCAGCAGTCCAAACCTGAAGCATATGATACTCTGGATTATTCTTGAGTTTGGCTCTTTCATATACGTTAGTCATTTTATATAAATTAACTCCCATATCTCTACATTCCCTCCAAAACTCAGCGTCAACATTTCTTAAAACGTATTGAGCGCCTCCTGAATTCTTTTGATTTCTCTTTACAAGATCCTCTTCCATTCCTGCCGTTATCAGCATCGTTTCCAAAGTGTCTCTACCCTTGCTAATTATGTATTCGTACCCAAGATAACTAACCGTGTCACTTAAATGCCAAATATCGCTATTCTCGTACTTTTCTAACCCAGGATTTTTAGTAAAAATGATATCGCTATCATGAAAAAAAATGCTTTCGTGTTTGAGTTCAGGATATTTTTCATAGTGCTTGTATAGTAAGTGATGCTTAATACTAGGTATGTACGTCTTGTCTGGACGATCGTCTTCATATCTATATACTGATACTCCAGGATACTTTTCTTCTAAATAAGAAAAACAAAACTTTTCGCTAACTCTGTCAGAGGCTATAGAACAAAGTATTTGCACATCAGACAAATTAACGCCTACTTTCTCAAAAGAGAAAAGCATAACATCAATCTGCCAAGCGAAATATTTTATTTCTGGCTGACAGCTTATATACTTCATGATTATTATTTAAAATAAAATTACGAATAAAATTTTAAAAATCACAATTTCTTAAACCATCTGTCCACAATTTAAATTACAGTCTTTAAGCGTAGCGTATTGAGGATTGGTCGTTGTTTCGAAACAAGTGTCCCCAAAACAACTCCATCCTGAAACCGCTGGTGGCGGTGCAGCTGGGGCTGGCACTGGTATTGGAGTCGGCGCCGATGGTGATGGCGCAGTCGGCACTGGCGATGTCGTAAATACAGGCGCAGGTACTGGTGGCGCTGTAGGCGGTGCTACTGGAACCGTTGTATATACAGGTGATGGCACTGGTGACGCTGTAGGCGCAGCAGTTGGTGGCGGTGTATATACAGGCGCTGGTGCTGGCGATGGTGATGGCGCAGTCGGCACTGGTGATGGCGTTGGCGATGGAGCAGTCGGTGGTGGCGCTGTAGGCGGTGCCACTGGTGCTGGAGCTGGAGTAGGACTAGGTGCTACTGGCGCTGGTACAGGTGCTGGTGCTGGAGATGGAGTAACAATTTTATCTTGACAAGCCACGCAATCTATGTAAAAAGATGTTATGTCGTTTGTGTTATCGCTTCCACCTCCTTGTATTTCGTAACAAGTTCCGTTGTATAAAACGCCGTAATATCCAGCTAAATTAGTAGAACTTCTTACAGAAATAACCGTTTGAGGGTTATTACAGTCTTCTACTGAATAATAGAAATAAGAAGCTGTTGGTGCTGGCGTTGGAGTTGGGCTAGGGGCTACTGGTGTAGAAGATTCGCAATCTGTACAATCTGAATATTCACTAACTACAGTTTGTGTTGCAGCTCCACTAGATTGGAAACTATCAATTTCATAGCAAATTCCGTTTGATGCTTTTATTACAGTTCCCAAATCTAAATTAGAATCATAAGCTATCTGTTGGTTTGCTAATGCTCCAGAGCATAAGCGCAAGTTCCAATACCCTCCTGATACTGGAGGCGTTGTTGGAGGTGTTGTTGGAGGTGTTGGAGTTCCAACGGTACAAGTTGTTGCTTCTGTTGTTAATACCCAGCTGTTAGTTCCACTCTGTCTGCTTACGCTTCCTTGTTCAGCACAGAAATCAGGTGTTCCAGAATCAGCTAATACTACTTGGTCCGAAATTAAGTTTCCATCACAATCTCTGTATTGGAAAGTTAAGTTTTGACTGAAATCATTGTTTTGTATTGAGTAAGTATAACAAGGTGTAGAAGCTACAGGCGGTGCCACTGGTGGTGCCACTGGTGGTACTACTGGCGTAGTAATACATGATGTGAAAGTAAATACAAATCCACTAGTCCCTACTTGAAATGAGTTCCCGTTGGTTCCGTATTGATCTTTAAAATGCGTGTTACCACCATTATATAAAGTGGTTAATCCAGCATCTAAGTATAGTGCATGACCATTGTTGTAGCTAGAAGCTACACTTGTTTCTCCGTAAGAACTATAAACAGTAACTGGCGCTCCTGTGGCAGCGCACGCAGTAGGTCCATCAGACCATCCTTGTAAAGGATTTGTTCCGCTAGATGTGTTAGCGTAAATAACAAAAGAAGATACAGATGGTGGTGCTACTGGAGGTATTACAGGAGGTGTTGACCAAGAAACTCCTTGGTAGTCTTGGTAAGTTCCATCTACGGTAACTCCATAAACCTGATTCCCATCAACACTTTCTGTGATATTAATCACTTTGCTGGTAAGACCTTCTGCTGATCCTCCAGTCCATGCCCATGTAGATCCAGTAAACTCATAGTCCTCTCCAGTCAACTGAATTGTTGATCCAGTAGTTCCGCTTGTAGGTCCTAATATATCAACATAAGGTGTTGCAACAGGTGGCGCTACTGGTGGCTCTACTGGTGGCAATACTGGTGGTTCAGAGGTCGGTGGCGCTACTACTGGTGGCTCTACTGGTGGTGCCACTGGTGGTGCTACTGGTGATGGCGTTGGAACAGGAGGGGTAGGTATTGTTACAGGAGCTGGCACTGGCACAGGTACAGGAACTGGCACAGGAACTGGTACAGGAACTGGTACAGGAATAACCGCAGGTGCAGGTACAGGAGTAGCAGTTTGCTCACAATAGTACTTGCCTATCTTCCAAACTACGGATCCTTCTCCACAATTGTAATCATCCTCTTTCCATTCTATAACTGGATCCTGAACGCTAATGACATATAAATCATTGTAAGGGTCGTAACCTCCTACAATTTTATGATAATCTGCCGTTCCTATATTGGTTCTAAACCAATCTTTCATTCCGTACTGAGAAATCTCATCTAAGCCATTTGAATCCAGCTTTAAGACGATACCTCTCTTGTCATCAGTCCAAAATAAATCATTGTACCATTTTGCAAAAGACTCTGGAGATGTAGACATCCCATATTCTCCTACAAAAGGAATTTGAGACCCTAAAACATCGTTTGTAGACGACACGTTTCCAGAACCATCAGCATTGTAAAGTACTGATTTTCCGTACATTACTTTGCTAGTTTTGTTTTCTTGAATAACTATTAGATCTTGATCTCTTGAAACTATTTTCTGTAAAGAACCATACTTATCATCGAGATCCATGAACCCACCTAAGGTTAAGTTAAATTCATTTAATCCATTAAAGTTTGTTGTTTGTTCGTAAACTCCACCATAGGTAAGTGAGCTTATTCTGTTATTTTCTGCGTATCCAGAATAGTTAGTTAAAGGTCTTGCGTTATGCAATAGCTCTGGAGCATTAAAAGCATCCTTATACTTGTAGCTCTCTATTGCATTACCCCAGGTAAAAGCATTAAAGAAATCTAAAGTAATTAAGGCTGCTTGCTCAGAATCTTGATCACTATCATCAGTAGCTCCCAAGTGATATCCCTGACTAGACACACGATAAGTTTCGCCTATTTCGTAGAAAATATCGCTGTTAGTTACCTTGGGCTTAGTCTCTAATACAAGTAAAGAATCATCTCTATCTTTTAATACTATATTCCATGAAGCCTCAGCGTTTATGTTTTTACCTACCTCAGTGTCTATAATTGTAGCTCCAAATAGACTTAAATTAACGCTTCCAGTCTGATATAAGTCAGACTCTATTATTAAATGTATAGGGTCCGAAATATTGTTATTTATAGCCAAAACTCTAGTTCTGGTTCCATTGTCGTCAGTTGAAACACCTCTTCTCCATCTGATATTTCCTTCTGGAATATCCTTGGTCATCTCTTCTTTCATCTGCTCGTGCCACCATTCCTCTATATTCGGATAGTATCTACTAGCAGTGTATGTTGCTGAAAATGTAGTTGATTGAGAGCCTTTATATTCAGTGTAAAACAACCTCATGCTACTTCCTGGACCAACTTCTTCACTACCTTCAAAGCCTTGTAACACGGTCTGACATCTTACATCTTCATCGTAAACAATTGGTTTTCTAGCCAAAACACTCCATTTTTCACCTAAAAAGTGACCAGTGGTTGATCCAAAAGAAATAGAAAGTCCATCGGATAATGATTGTGTTCCAGAAGTGGATACATTTTCTACCCAGTCTTCAGTCCCTTCCTCGCTAGTAGATCTCCACTTGAAAGTGTCTGTTCCAGTAACTCCGTCAATAACGATCTCGAACCTTTGATCGAAGCTACCAGAAGGGGTTCCGCTTATAGTTACGTCATTATTCTGACCCTCTGTTACAGCGTAGTAATAAGGTCCTTCAAATGCATTTAAAGTTTGTCCACTTAATCTAGGATCTTTTCCTCCAGACTTATCTTTCGTGTCGTCGTGGTTTTGACTTGATTTCTTAGTATACCCATTATCGTTAATGTTATACTTCGTAGGCTTCAGCTTAATATAAGTTCCTTCTTCCTGTAGAATTTCTCCAGGAGAGGCTGTATCTAGATTATCTAAAAAGTTTCTATTTTTCTGACCATACTCAAGAACTTTTGTTTCTATGTATGTATTTTTTATACCAGAAGTATCTGATTTAACAACAAGGAAATCTCCCTCTTTAAATTTGTCAACATCAGATTTCTCTACTTTAACCCACACAAATTCATTGTCCTTATGGAAAATAATAGGGGTTATAGTGTCGTATTGAGTTTTGTTTTCTTTTATAAATAACCTGTAATACTTAGCCCACTTAGGAGCAATATTATTTATAACTAATTGTAATGTGTTTCTGTTTATACAGTCATTTACAGGAACGAAAACACTGTTGTTTTCACAAGTCATTACAGTAGACATCCTTCCGTAATCATCTAAATATACAATACCAGCTTCGTAACTTCTATTGCTTTTTGCAGTTCTAGACGGATTTCCTGGTTGAACTGGGAACGATATTTTGTTTAAGGTAAAATCAAACTTTATATCGTTATTATTGTAGTCAACCATGTTGTAGTTTTCAGTATAATTACCGTAAACTAATCTGTTTCCAATAAGCTCTTGAGTTTGAGCTTTCAGTGGAACAGCATCATAGAGCCTGCTCATTTCATCAGAAGGAAGCGTAGTGTAAACTTTGCTGTTTCTAAAAGGAAATACGTGACTCTTGTCATTCTCAAGACCAAGTTTTACTTTATCAAAGGTCTCGACAACATATAATGTTGTGGACTCTGACTCTCTAAAAATAAGCTCTATTGAAGCTACGTTTGATCCTCCTGTATTGAAAGTTACGTTTGCTTGATTAAATTCATTCTGCATTGACTCATTAGTAGCCTCTTCGTAGTCGTAAAAAAACAATTTAGCCTGAAAAGCATACTCACTAAAGGGACTTAATGCGCTAATTTCGCCGTCTAGATACTTGTATCTTATTGCGAATTGAATGAATTTATCTCTAATAAAACTCTCATCTACATTACCAGATTTAACTAATTCTATTTCTGGCTGAAATAATGGTGGCTTAACAATGACACTAACGTCTTCATCAGAAAATCCATTAATATTCCAGGATCTAGCCCTGTCTATGTTTATTTTTCTTGGAGGATTATGTCCGTCTGTCCAAAATAAATAAACTCTATTCTGATCAGTGTCATTTAATACGTTTGCACTATGTATTTTTTTGTTTTTTTGAAAGTTCAATACATTGTCTGGTGCCTCTCTAGTGTCTGATAAAATAATAGACGAAACGCCCAATACATGATCATACTCACAGATGTAAGAAGATGTTGTCGTGGCTACAAACCAATACATTTTATTGTTAGCGTCATCAGCTACAGCTCCAACAGTTTCAGGTGAATCCCCACTGTAAGTTAGCGTTAATCCAGCCAACTTATTTGATTTTACATTTTTTAGAACTCCAGTATCAGCATCAATTATACTAGATACAACGATGTTTTCAGCATGAGTATATTCATCCTTTTTCAAAAGACGCTCATCTGCGTCCTTATTCATTCTGCCCGAAAGAAATGTATTTTTTAATTTCATTATTTAATCCACTTATCTTTACCCTTCAAACTTTGTACTAAGTCGTCAAAATTAACATTCATCAATCTAATCTTAGCGTTTCGAAGTTTGGCAGAAGCCTCTTTTTTAGCTCTTCTAACGATGTATTCTTGTACTCCAAATTTTCTATTAACAATTTCCGCCTGAAGATAACTATATATATAATCTTCAGCAAGTTTATTTACCCTCAAAGTATCATCAGAGCCAGAAGAAAGACCGTCCGATATGTATTCTAAAACAATAATAGTTCCGTCACTAAGATGAGAACTGAATTTTATTTGACCTGCTTGCTTATCTATAATGAAGCTTCCGTTTTTATTTGAATCAGACGTGCTCATTCCAAATCGACCACCAGTGTGTTCAGCTTCCAATGAGTCATAATCTATAGATCTTTGTGTGTTTACGTTAGACCTTGTTTCCGCAAGGCTTTCAGCCTCTTGCAAGTCTCCATTTGCATCAAACAAAAAGTTTCCATCCTGATCCTGTAGGTAGGCATCAGCAATAGCATTAGTTCTGTTTACAACCAAAGGATGCAATCTTCCATCATCATCTACCCAAGACATTCTAACTGCCTGAACATAATCAGACGGCATAGTTATTCTAAGAGTCTCAGAGAGCTCTATTTCAATCTTCTTTACCTCTTTTAGCGCATCGTAATTAAGCTCTTGTATAGCTCTTTTAGCGTAATGGATCACTTGATACCTAGGAATGTCATTAATGATTTTATCATCACCAACATTCATCAACATAAAATTATTGATTATGTCCTTTAAAAGAACATACTGGTAGTTTCCAGATTGAGTAGGATCGTTATAATAGTCTTGTGAGCTCATCTATCTAGGTTAAGTTTTCTTTTTCGTATTCCTTATTGTCTTGCCCTTCCGCAACACTAACAACATCCTCTGCTCTGATAGTAACACCAGCATATCTTAGTATCTTAACGATAAGCTGTGTCTCCTCTTCTGGATGCAATTCAAAGTCCTTGAAATCGCTTGCGCTTGGGTTGTAGATAGGATCTCCTCCAGGAGTTGATAAATAAGTCCATTTGGGTGTTGAAGGTGTTCTATAATATATAGCTTGTGCGGATTCAGGCACAGGAAACATATCTATTTCATTTCCGTATCTAGTGTATATTCTATATTTCTCAGAAGGAGAGGCTAGATTAGCCTGTTTCAAATAAAAAAACTCAGTCTTATCAACCTCCTCTACTATATCATCAACAGACTCTGTTGTTACAGTAACGGTGTTGAGAATATACATGTCACTGGGTAAAGTGAACGTGTAGTTGTCACCAACAGCCAAATCGCTCTTTTTGGTGAAAATATCAAGTTTGTGCGATATGTCTTTTACCTCATCCGCTGCCCCTCTAGACCCTTTTCTGTTATTCTTATTAGCTATCGCCTTTCTATAGTTATCAAAATACTCTTGATAGATCTCTAGTTGAGCTGCTTTTGCAAACAGATTAAATTCGCTAGGGGATATGTATCCGCTATTGTCTTTATCTATGATAGATAGAACAGTGTTTCTGATGCTATTAATCATCTCTTATTTTTATACAAATTTACAAAAAAAAGAAACCCCTCTTTTTCGGGAGGGGCTCTTCATTAGTGTATTGGTTTTACTATAGTTTTTTAACGATAGCTTCCATTAAGTCCATCCCATCATCTGTTTTAAAATAAGATGCTAAAGCAGCTATTGGATTGTCTCCAAACTTAACAGTTAAAACTTTTTGCTGAGATTTATCATTCCATATTACAGTTCTGTTGTCGTCTTTTACAAGAAGTATTCCATTATCAACAGCTCTTATGGCTAAATTTCTAAGTTTGATGTCAGGATCATTAGCGTAATCTAAAAATTCTCTTGGATTAGATCTAGCGTAATAAATCATGTCTCTCTTTATTTCAGATGAAGTCATCTTGGACACATCTGTTCTGAAAACAATTCTAGCTATAGCCTCAAGATCTTCAATAGGCATTTCTCTTGCCGAAATCTGAGCATCTAAAGTAAACTCCTCAGCATCAAGCTCATCTTGAGCATCTCTGTGCGGATCCCATTCCTCATAAACCTTTCCTCCGTCAGGATGGTATATGCTTAGGAACTTCTGTAAGTTCGTGTTGTTTGCAGGGACAGTAAGGTCTCCATTTTCAAATTCAATAGCAGTTGAAATAACATATCCATCTTGCTCATCCATAAAAGGAGTCATTGAATTTGAAGCGTATCGAAGAGGTCTATAATTCTCTCCGTCAAAATATTGTAGTGGTTTGTTTGGGTGATGTGACGATCTTAGTAAGTAAGTAATCGGACTTTTGTTTCCAAGAAGAACGTATCTTCTGTCTTTAACGACCCAGGATTCTTTAACGGAATTTACCGCTTTTTTTGTAGTTGCCATTATAATTAAAATTAAATTAGATTAAAAGGTAAGAGTTACCCCCGTAATTAAAACGAGGGTAATTCCTACAATAAATATTACTTCAATAATACGAAGTTGTTAGCTCCCATAACACAAAGTGCACGCTCACTCAAGAAGTGTACTTGCATTGCATCAAGATCGCTAGTGCTAGCTCCTCCAGCAGAACCTAAAGTCCAAGTTTTGTACTTTCTGTCTTCTGCTTCAGATTTTCTATAACGTACGTGTAAGAAAGGACGCTTAGCGTTTTTCCCTAGAACTTGGTCATAGATAGTAGTTGTACCAGCTGGTACTACTACACCATCGATATCTTCGATAGCTCCACGAGTCGTAGCATCGTTTAAGTATTTCCAGTCAGACTTGTAAAAGTCGTATCCGATATTGAATCCAGAGAATCCAAGCTCAAGAGCCATGTCTTTGTCATTATCGAATAAACCGAAAGAAGCAGCTCCAGAAGTTCCGTAAGTGTTCAATCCAGCTAACATATTGTCAATCTCGAAAGATTTAGCTCTGTTAACGAACATTACGTTCTCTTGAATAGCTCCTTGCTTATCAAGAACCTTTACGATAGCTTCTACGTCAGTCTTCTCTGAAATAGATCCAGAAGCAATGTTACCACGAGACTCAATAGCAGAGAAAAGACCTTCTGTACCTTTGTATCCAGCTGTTTTAGCAGCAGATCCAGAAGCAGCAAGTTCTCCTTCAACCATAGAGGTTTCTAAGTAATCTTCGAAACGTAAACGAGTTTCGTGCTCAGACTTCAAATACCATAAATATCCAGTAGCTCCGTTTTCAGTAGTTACTTCAATCCATCCGATTTGAGCCATGTCAGAACCAGCTACCTCATACTTGTCTTTGATAATAATTGGGCTATTCTCAAAGATGTCAGAGTTAGCTTCTAATGAGCCAGACATTCCGTTAGTTCCTTTTTTGAATTCAGAACCATATACGTATACTGTTAAACCAGTTGTACCAGCTAATCCAGCAGCATCTAAAGTAGCACCGCCATAAGCAGCTACAGTAATATCATCTGCGTTTGCACCAGTAACAAGAGCTTTAGCAGTAGTCACTCCGTCAGAAATGATAACTGTTTGATTTACTCTAAAGCTATGTGCAGTTGCAGAGATAGTCTCTCCTGTACGAGTAGCAGCTTTCACGATAACGTGTAAACGCCCTTGTTCAGACCATTTGATTAAGTCAGAGTTTGAAGGTACTTCAGCCCCTACTAAACGCAAGAAAGATGCGATAGAACGGTTTCCGTAGCGCTCAAATTCTTTTTCATATAAATCAGGGAGATATTGATTTAAGAAATCAAAATCTGTGATGTAGTTTGTTGATAACACTGCCTTTGAAGGAGCAGGTGTTATAGCAACTCCAGAAGGAGTTGGATTCATTGTTACAGCCATTTTTTAAAAATTTTAGGTGTTGTTTTTATCTTTTTCTAATTCTCAATTTAGAACCTCCATCATCATTAACAGCTCTGAATTTAACCTTTCCGTCTTCTGAGCTTCCAACATTTTGTTTTACACTCATGTCGATGTTTTTAGTTTCTTTAACTAAATTATCGACTGCTTCAGCTTTTCCCATTTCGTAGAAATGCTTTGCAAAAGCGTCAGGGTTATTTGCCATTGCCATTGAACGATGATATCCAGCAGGATCTTTTATTAAACCGTCTTTGTCGACGAAACGATTAATAAATCCGTTAATGTCAGAAGTTTGTTTTTTTAATGAATCTTTATCGTTAAGTTTATAAGCTACCTTTTGATCGCCTAAGTCAAACTCGAAACTTTCGGTTTGACCAAAAAACTTATCAGTTTCATTTTGAAAAAACTCTCCTCTTTTCTTAATTTCTAGATCTTGTCTTTCGATGTCCTTTGTATAATCACTATAAAAACTAAAGGCTTCCTGATACTCTTTAGGGACATCTGCTGCACTTGACTCAAGTGGCTGATAGTATTTCTCTTTCTGAGTTTCAAAATGCTCTCTAGCATTATACAGTTCTTCTTTATATTTAAGCTTCTTAGAACGTGACTCCTGTTCACTATCATCATCAGTAGAGAGAAAATTACTCTCTATGTGATACCTTATGTCGTCATCGTCATAATGAGGCTTAGTTTGTTTTAAATAGTTTCTAAGCAATTCATTCTCGTCCATTGACTTATAATCCTTGCTAAGCTCTAAATAATCTCCTAGACCTCTACCAGTCTCTTTTTGATACTTCAAAAGAGCTTCTAATTCTGGTGTAAGCTCTACATTTCCGCTATTTTCCTGAACGTCTTGATCTTCCTTCAAGCCTAAATTGTATTTTTCATTCAAATACTCAATAGCCTTTTCTCGATCTTCTATACCCGATAATTCGTCTTGCGACTCCTGCACGGTATCAACAGGCAATTCTTCTTTAACTATTTCTTCTACCACCTCAGAGACTTGCTCCTCTTGAACTTGATCATCATTGCCCGATACTCTCAGGTCGATCTTGTTCTCTTGTGGCTCTTTAGTTATTTTTTGGTCTGAAGGTTCTTCATCCCCAACGGACTTAACTGTAAATTCTGCCATTTTATTTGATTTTAATTAAACTATATTGTTGCAAAAATAATTATAAATACCTTATGGTATATTAGCCCATAATTTGGTCCATCATCTCATCTGTGTTTTGAGATCCCATAAAGTCTTTTGGGCTAGTATCTTGTTTTCTTTGCTGTATTAATTCAGCTTGATGTGTGCTTTGTTTGTCAAGCCTATCGTCTTTTGCCTTTTCTTTAGCCTGATCCCTAGAGGATATTCCCTCTTGCTCAATCTGCTTTAATTGCTGGTCAAATTGTAGCTTTTGTTTTAAAATCATCAGATCTAACTCAGCTTGCTTTTCCATTCTTTGTATCTCAAGCATAGATTTGCCTTTCTCAAACTCCATTTCGTTTTGATACTTAAATTGCATCTCCTTAATAGCTGATTGTGATGCAGCTTCGGCTGATTGAACATTAGATTGAGTCTGCATATCTATATTAGCTTGCTTGATCTTCAAGTCATCCTGCTCTTTTCTTGTTTTTCTAACTTTTAATAAAGCGTTGGCTAGCTTGATGTTTCTTACGTTTCTAATATCTATAGCATCCTCTAAGTCTATTTTGTCTCCTTGCAATGCAATTTGAATCATAGACTCTAGAACATTCTTTTCTTCTTCATCTGGATGTAATTCTATTTCGATGCCAAAGTCATGAATATGAAGGTCTTTTATATCCTCTAGTATATTCATGGCGTTTTTTCCGATGATAGAACTAAAGCTATCTTTCATCTCGCTATATTCCAGTAAATCAGAAAATCTATAAGATAGAGCTGTGGCTAATTTAGAAGTAACAGCCAATCCAGACTCTAATATATGTCTAGTCGCTGTATTTGAGTTTAAAGCAGCTAGTTTTTGAACTCCAACAAGAGTTCTCTCGCTTGGCATTGATCCATCTCTAGCCTCATTGATTCCAGTGACGTCTCTAATCATTTGCATGTAATGATTATACATGCTAACTAAAGATTGTATTTTTGCGTTTGAGCCAGTGCTAGTAAGTTCTTGAACTGGTATTTTTGCATTATTATACTCTCCATCCTCAGTAAAGCTTCTTCCTACAACACTTCCAGTCTGGAAATACATGTTTAAAGCTTCATTAGGGTTGTAAACAGCTCCGTTACCAAGATCAACACTTGCTATTCCGTCTAAATCCAAATAAACCCCATCAGGAATCATTTTGGAAATGACTTGCTGTAGTTTAAGGTGAGATAGTTGTATCTGATCCGCAAACGGAATCATTCTCTTCACTAGAGAGTCGATCTGACCCCTGTAAATTTTTGGAGCACTTACAATGTACGGAGGGTAAACTTTCTGAATCCCCGACTTTGGTCGAACCATGTTTTTCATCAAGTCCCACTTCAGGACAAAATTTGTTCCGAGAACAAGTACACCTTCGTACCATACATCTATTCTTTTTGATCGTTTTTCAAATTTAACCTGCTCATTTTGCGGAGGATTAAAGCTATCGTCTTTTCTAATAGCTCTTTTTCCGCCAACAGGAGTTTCTTTCACCTTATATACTATCTCTTTGTCTGTTTTGTAACAGAAATAAAGTAGAGTTGCGGTATTCTGATCAAAGTTGTCGGTTTTGTATCCGCCTCTTATTCCTTGATAAGCATCCCATTTAGAACTAAGTTTCGATATCTCCTTAATGTCTTCTTGAGAAAGAGAAGGGTCTATCTTTTTTAACTCAGTAATGTTTACATTCTTGACCTCTCCAAAATAATAGCAGTCATCAAAATTAGGATCTTCAGTAGGACTAAAAACTATATTTGTTGGATCTACATATTCTACCTTGATTCCGTCGTGAGTGTTGAATGTGTGCTTTACAGACTGTATACCTAATACAGTTGCATCTTCATTTAATCTTTTTCTTATTAGCTCGTAGTCGTTTATATTTAATATACCCTCTAAGGCTTTTTCTTCGGCTACTTCTATTCTCTGCTTATAGGAAAGCTTCATGTGAAGCTCTAACTCTTCCTCTGATTCTGGTAAAGTTGCAGGATCATTTACGAATCCATTTACACCAGTTTTAGAAGATATCTCCTCAAGCATTGGTTTTGCTAGCATATCCTTTTCGATCTCTTCTCTGTAGTTAACTCTTCTTCCTTGAGCAAGATCATCTACAGCCTCGACTTTTATATCGAAAAGTCTATTTGTCATTCCATTGACAACAATATCTACAAACTTAGGAATAATAGGAACTGGAGTCCAATCTAAATTGAGATATGATGTATCTCCATTTATAGCAAGCTCATTCTTGTATTTTTGAACAGATTGCTCTCCTCTAGCATACATTCTAAGCTTATGGAAATTATCCCTGTTGTTATAGAATCTAGCAGCTCCATTGTCCTTCCTGAACCATTCAGACTCAATTGCCTTACCAACTGTAAGACCAAATTCCTTAGATTCTTTCTGAGCATCAGCAGCCAGCTGATCTGGAAAAGAAATGTTTGCTACTTTAAAATCGTTTCTTAACATGCTGGTTATCCTAAAATTTCACTATTCAAGCCTGTATTATTGTACTTTGCAAATTTAACACTTATTTTGTTATGCTTTTTCACAGGCTTGTTTACAAACCTCTGATTAGCCATTATAGCCAAGCCAGAGCTTACAGTTGCATCGTATTTTGTTCTGTTAAATATGTTGTAGTTAGACCAATCTTTTAATGTTCTCATAAAATAAACCTTACCCATTGATCCAGGATCTCTATAGGACCCAAGAACATCTACTCCAACGTTTTTCTCTATGTAAGCTTCTATAGCCTCTGCGTGTATAGATATGACGGCAGAAGAGGAAGGTATTCCTCCTAGTTCTTTTTCTGTTTTCGATAAGTCGTTTTTTATTTTATCTGGTCTGTTAGTCGAGAACTTCCTATATCCTCTCTCTTTAAGATAATATAATATCCTTGGCTTGTTGTTCTCCACGAGAATAGGCATTCCGTAGAAATGTATAGCCATCAAAACATCTTCATAAAAAAGCTCAGCTGTCTGAGGTCTAGCTACATACTCTAAGAAAAACATCTCCGAAGGAGCGTTATCAAAGTTAATTTTAGTTAGACCGTGCAAAGCTCCTTTTGATCCAAAACCACCAACTACGCCTGAGATGTCATACGAATCACATCCAAAACCGCCAATGTGTGCGTTTCCTGGAGCAAAGGTGTCGTTTTCACGAATAACGTTATTTCTAAGCTCTTTTGGAGGAAGCCAGGTTACATGAAACTTTCCGTTTCTAGATGGAGTCCAAACAACATTGCTATCACGAACTCCATTTTCCCAATGAAAATCACCCTTCATTACTAGGGATTCTACTCCAATAGTATCGTTATAATCTATTTGCTCGTATATTTTCTGTAGATTGAACAAGCTGTTTTTTGATTCATCTCTGAAAGCATGATTTTCTGACCTAGGAAATTGTCTATAAAACTCATTTAAGGCATCAGGATCGTTCTTTAATGAATCAACTTCATTTTCCCAATAATCAATAACCCCCTGAAATATGTTCTCGCCATTTACGTCTACAACGGGTTCTTCTGGGGTTTTAAATACTGGATGTCCAAAGCAGTCTAAAAAACCTTCCATGTTCCACTCCATTGGTATGAACAAAGAGTATAATCCACTTTTTGTTTGTCCGTTTGAGTTTCTGTTTTGAGGATCAGAATCGTAAAATAACTTCTTGAAGTTGTCTCCACCCTTATCTAAAGCGTTAGAGGTAGATCCCATCATGCACTTTCCAATAACTCGCCTTCCTAGTCTTAAAGTGGTTTTTGTTACACGCCAGTTATTGAGTATATTATCAGGTCTTTCCCATTTACCAGATTCATCATGAACCAAAAGCCTTAACTTCTCTCCATCATAACTGTTATCTCCTGTGTTTTTCCAGTCAATTGTAGTGTCAAGACCAGTCAAATCCTCTACGCTGTCTATATCCTCGATGCTTTTTCTTGTTAGCTTACTGGCTGGAACTCTGTATGCGAGCTCAGTCTTCGGTCTGTCCATACCATCCTGTATGGGTTTAAAGAAAAAAGGATAGTTTGTTGATATTGGCACAACCTTGTCGGTAAACATCTTCTTAGCGTCAGATCCAGTTTTTGATAAAATACCAAACCTAGCATCAGACGTAACCGTTGCTTGATTTACGGTCTCTCCAGAAGCCATAAAACTAAAACCTGAACGCCTGTTTTTTAGATAACATAATCCATAGCATCTTTGATCAGCTTTACATGCCTCCCAGTAAATAAAGAATATCCTATTTGATTCCCTGAAGTCGGGTTTACCTACATCTATCTTTGTCCATTGTAGATACATGTAATGGCTGCCAGTAATATAAGTAGGTGTGCCATTATTTTTAAACCAATAACCACTCTCTCTTCTCTCGAACTCATCTTCAATGTAAGGAATCCATGACTCTTTGAATGAGGACGGCATGCTATTCCACTGGAATATGGTCTTGATTTTGAATAGTTGATTTGGGTACTCTGCTTCTTCCCAGAATTGCTGGGATTTTTCCTTGCTTCGCTCATGGATTTTTTTTGGCTGCAAAGGTAATGCAATTTTTAATCCGTTTATATTAATTACCCTACCAATTTGACCAGTCTTAGAAATAACTACTAGATCAGATTCTCGATCATAGCCATAATCCCACGATTTCTCTTTATTCCTTCTGCTTAAATCCTCTTCAGAAACAACATCTATATACGTAAATAGATTGTTATTTTCTTCCTCTAGACTCTGCAAAGCTCTGGAATCCGACGTCTTTTTTGTCTTGTGATTCATCATTATTCTCTAACTTATCTCTCTCTAATTGAATTCTATTCAGTATTTCAAAAGCATCAAAGATCGCTAGCTTCTTAGTTGCAGCTGCATTTTTAAGTCTGTCCGCAGCCAAATCCTGTTCTGGATCGTCAGTAATGATTTCGTCATGAGCAACCTTAATAAGCTCTTCTACCGCCTTTTCTCCAGCAGCAATGACTCTTTCTATGGTTTCTTTAATATCTTTTGACATAAGTGTACTCAAAGCCTCCTGAGAACGTAGTTGTAGCGTACCAGTAATCTTTATCCATTTTAATTTAATTTAATACAAATATCATTAGTCTTCATTCGATACATCTTTACTTCGTCTATCTCAAATTCGTATTCACTATCATCAACAAACACGATTTCATCTCCCTCGCTTATCCCTCTAGCCTCTAAGTCTTTATTTGAATAAGACACAAAGCCCTGGTTAGATTCATAATCTCCTAGCGTAACCATTTTTTGCGCCTCCTTCTTCGGAGTGACAAAACAAAAATGATCAAAACTATTCCAGTTATTATTTTTCTTAACAAGATATATTTGGTTTAAATCTACAAGATACAGATTATCTTTGAAATACTCCCTACTTTTTCTCTCATAACCCTTCATGTCGTAGTAAGATCTGAAGACGTTATGGTGAATAACAACTAGATCTCCAATAGATATCTCTCCGTCATAGTCTATAGGAACATTTTCAACCCTACCAATTCGGTTTACGTCTTTGTGATTTTCTATAGAAGAAGTTACTATTACTCCTTTTTTTTCTCTATTGTATTCTGAGTTTCCGCTAGGTGTAATTAAAAACTTTCGTAATGGATTAAAAGTTGACATTATATTCGATTGTTATAGGCATATTCTTATTGAATTCTTTCCATTTTTTAATTTCATCGCCTTTTTGTATCCATACATTATAGCTAAGATCGTCTTGTGTAACAGCGTGTATTGTCCAATCGCCCCCCATAACTTGCTGGTCGATCATATAATGCATAGCATCCTTGTAGTTTGCTCCTACAGATATTTTTCTAATGTGTTTCATTTTGTTCTATAAATGTAATCTCCAATGAACTTTCTCTTAGGGGTGTCTATTATTTTTCTCTTTTCAAAAATAGGAATGCCTTCTGGAAAGTAGACCATAGAAATAACTTCACCTGCTTTTATTAAAACATCTCTATCTTCCGAAACGTCAATAAACATATTCAAGTTTGGCTGCAATACCACCTTTGGATTTATTGTCATTGTCCCTGGAGCCACCATAATTCCTTTATTGTAATTATAATAAATGGAATCCATAAAAACCAAATCAATTTGTTTTTTGCTAGAAAACTTTATACTTGGATTTAATTTTATATTGTAAAGATTTTTATTCCATTCATCACCCATTTGATTGTAATGCTCATTATTTGTATGACTTGTAACCAAAAACCAATCGTTTAAATTATCTGGCGTATGAACGGTCACAGCTTTATTTCTAATAGAAAAAACAAGATCACTAGGCGCCTTGTATAACATGCTTTTTTTGAAAACATCTATAAATGAAGGACAAGTCTTGACGTTCATGTTCTGATTTACATTTATTTGCTGTTTTTTTAAAGAAGAGAACCAATATGGCTTTTTCTTTACACAACTAACAAAGAAATCTTCAACCCCGTAATCAAGATGCTCATGATACTTATCCCAATATATAGTGTTAGCTTTCATAAAATTATATTAAATTAAAATAACACTACACAAGTTACGAAATTAAATCGTAACAGGTGTATCGTAATAATGATAGCTATAAGCGTGATCAGAATAATAATGTTGATTTGTGGTAGGCGTTGCTCCTCCAATGTTTGTACCTGCTGCAATTGAAGGGTGTGGAACGCTTATTTTAGCCTCTACCTTCAAGCTATTTTCAAACCTAACTTTTGGCAAACCCCACATTTCGTAATGGTCCCTACCTTTTAAATAAGTAGTTTGATGAGCATAAAAAACATCTGGTGTTCCTAAATTTGATGGTGTTGTTCCTCCAACCATATTAGACATCTCGCCACTCCTAATTATAGGTTGAGTCATTCTACCAGATGGACCAGATAGAGCAGCCCAACTTTGATAGTAGTGATTTTGAATATTCGAATCATTTTCAGCAGTCCACCCCCAAAAAGGACGGCACCAGCTTAGGTTAGATGCAGTGTTGCAGTCAGATCTAATTAAGTCAGCACCTCTAGTATAAGCCGTGCCATCGATAGTTATTCTTAAAGAAGAGTGTACAGGAGTAGTCCCCCAATCAGAAATTAAATGACCAGAAAAGCCAGTTGCCCAACACCAATATCCTGATTTGCTTGTGACGTCTGTAATGGTTAGCCATGTATCTGCAACTCCAGCAGTGTCTTGAACAAAGTTTGATTGAAACAATCTTGATGCGCCTCCTCCAGAACCATTGTAATCAGCAGTGTTCCAAAAAGTATCTTGTCCATCGTGATAGGTTGAGTTGCTTCCATTCAAAACATAATTTGGTGTAAATGTAGCTCGAAAAGGTATTTTAGACGCATCTGTTATTTCAGAAGATGTTCCTGAAGAGACTGCGTCTCCGAAAAATGATGATAAATTTGCCATGAGTTTGTTTTTTAAATGATTACTATAGGATCTACAATTCTTTTTGCATATGCCCTATGAGTGTATCTGTGAGTACCAACCCCTGCTGACCCTGTGCCGTTAGTAACTGTGTCGGTATATTTATTGATTGCACATTCTACTTTGATACTGTTCTCATATCTTACAGAAGGTCTTCTTCCTTCAACAAACCATGACGGATGTAATAGATATGTAGTTCCTCTAGAATTCCAGTCATAAACTCCAAATTCATCCTCTTGATCGTAATTAAACCAGTTTCTATCAACAAAGTCACCATATGCAGCTCCTGGAAAGTTACCAACTCTAGCTCCATAAGAACTAGTATACCAAGCACCACTTTTTCCAAAATGCCCCCATTCTGGATGCTGATAACCTAAAGTACTAGAGTTTACGTCATTATGAGTTCTTAATTGAACTTGAAATGTATATGCACTTCCATCAACAGTAATTCTAATCTTAGAAATAGGTTTGTCTCCTGTGGTTAAATCGTAAGTCGCTTGATTAGCTCCAAACCCTTTTACATAACACAAATTACCAGCCTCGTTAGAGTGATCCATTATCGTTATCCACTCACCTGCATAAGTTGCAGAGTCGTATTGATTCCAATCAGCTCCTAATCTAGGAAACGTAGTACTAGAAACTAAAGTGCCAGCGTTATCTAATGTATTAGTCCTCCCACTAGGTGCAGTATAAGGATCCCCATTAGTTGATTGTCCTGTGTTGTTATAAGAGTAATACCAAAAATCATTTTCATGGTCTCCATGCCAAGTATGGCTATCTCCATACTTATAGTATAATGGGTTATTATTATGAGATATAGGTAATTTTCTAGGGTCTGTTATTAACGAGGTGTCAGCTCCGCTTCCTTGAGCGTCTCCAAAAAATGATGATAAATTCGCCATAGTTTATTAGTTTTGACCGATTATTACCCAACCTTTTAACGCTCCTGTAAATACCATCTCAAATGAGCTATACCTGTTATCTAATGTTAAATCAGATCCTGATCCTAGTATCAACTGTCCGTTTCTGGCAAGAGTACATGTATCCACCTGAGATAAGTTTGATATTTTTACACTATCCCCAACAGCAGGAGAAGCAGGCAAAGACAACACTAGATTTGCGGTAAGAACATATAGTCCACCAGCAACCGCAGTTGTATCAGCACTAATTACAAAAACTGCATATTTTGCGTCATTAATATCCAAAACAACGTCTCCAGTTCTGTTATTAACCTTAGTTACGTCATTAGCGTCATCATTCTGTAGATTGACTATATCAGAGTAAACCTCAACAAAGTTATCGTTAACCTTATCGAATGCATCTCTTATGTTGTCGCCAGTATTTAAGTCTCCAGCGGTTCCTAAATCAATTCCTTGTCTTGCCATTTTGTGTTATTTTTTACGTACAATTTGTGTTATCAAAGATAATATTATTTTCGCCACCCATGTAGCCGTGGTAGTAACATTCGTATGAAAGGAAATCAAAATCTCCAGTCACTGTAACTGTAACATTACCATAGTAATATGGATATTCATTTCCGTCAAGCCCTGTTTTGTTTCCAACAGCATATTGACCAGTGTAAGTCACATTACTAGTTTTTCCGTAATTCAAAAATGCTATTGGATGAGAAGCGCTTACATCTTTAAAAGTGTAAGTTCCCGTGGTCATTCCGTATAATCCAGAATTTCCATTAAAAGCATACTCTCCTCCTCCATAAGAAACGGTGTTTCCTGTAGCTCCACTAATTAAGCAGAACTCAGCTTCCGTTGGTGTAGCTGTAGTAGTTGTTGTTGTTGTAGGAGCAGCCGTTGTTGTTGTTGTTGTTGTAGGTGCGCCTGTAGTTGTAGTGGTGTAATTAAATAACGGATCAGCAGTTGTAGTGGTAGTTGTTGTTGGAGCTACATTTGGGAAACAGTTATCGGTGAATATTAATTTATTTTCACCCCCCATGTATCCGTCATTAGCGCAATCAAAACTAACTAATCCAAAATCACCCAATACAGTTATAAATACATCTCCATGGAAATACGAGTATTGTTTTCCATCTGGAGCAATGTGAGAAACACTACTTAACCCTTTTCCAGAGTATTTTATCTTATCCCACTTACCATAGTTTAATATTGCAATTGGATGTGATTGAGGAACGTTTCTTAAAAGAGTTACTCCCGTGTTCAATCCATACTTAATATTTGCATTATGTGGATCTCCATCTAGTATAAGATTTCCTGCATCAACAGTTATCGAAACATCAGAATCAAGACATCTTGTGTAGGTAAGATTTGAATCAGTTGTAGTTGTGGTTGTTGTTGGGGCTGCCGTAGTAGTTGTTGTTACTCGGCTAAAGCTAAACCCATTTTCACCTCCAGCATAGCCATTAGTGAAACTATAAAGATTTACTGTTGAAAATATATCATCAACAATAACGATCACTTGTCCGTGGTAGAAATAATAAGGAACATTATTTATAGATTTAACGCTTCTTTTGTAAAAGTCTCCAGCGTAACTAATTCGTGAGTGTTGAGGTCCAAAAAAAGGAGAGCTCGTTGCACCTTCTATAGCTATAGGCTGGTCTTCTGCCACATTAAATATATAAGTACCAGTTCCTAAACATAGTCTGCTTCCAGACAATGACAATGATTCCAAACTAGTTCCGTCAAAAGTAAGCTTACCATTAACATCTAAAGCCACATCATGAGCAACTGATGTTGAAACATCAATAGCCGTAGTATAGTTTTCGTCTCCATAATTAAACGGAGCCTCTGTTGTGGTTGTTGTTTCCTGAGCTAGTACCGTGTATGAAGGAGTAGCTGTTGTTGTTGTGGTGGTATAAACAACTAACGGAGCCTCTCCTTTCTCTAAAGCTTCATTGCCTACGCAATCAAAGTTTCTTATAGAAGAAGAATATATGTTAGTATTAGCAACCGTATTTAAAACATCTGAAGTTGTTGTCCCTCCATTAGAAAGGTAGTCTTGATGAACAAATATTTGTTCCATTCCAAGATAACCTTGGTTTTCAGGAGTCTTGTAATAATAAAGACTAACCCTTCCGAAGTTCCCAGTGACATTAATGGTGACGTCTCCATAGAAAAAATCGTAAGGTTGGTCAGCTTCAGTTCCACGTACTTTTATCAAGTGTCTTTTAGAGCTTAATCCAGTGTAATGTATAGCATTGTATTTTCCCTTATTCAATACCGCTATAGGATATTGCTCAGGAACATTTAATATTTTATATTGACCATTAGTCAATACGTAATTTGTGTTTTTATACTCAGTCTCTCCGTTGAAGAGCATTTTTAAACCATTATAGTCAACAACACTAGCTTGAGTAGTGTCAACTAAACAGTTTAAATTAGTTATGAATTCTGGTAAATTAGCAGCAGGTGCAGCAGTCGTAGTTGTGGTTGTAGTAACTTCTACAATTAATGTGCTTGTTGCGTCATAAGAAGTCAAAACAAAACTAGTAGAAGGTATGTGTCCAACTATCCCCCTTTGATCAACAGCCCCTAAATTATAAGAATAAGTGATATCAAAGAGCTTCTTATCCCAAACAAAACCATTTAAACTAATTGCATATCCACCTGGAACATTTGTAATGTAAACTCCATTTGCGTATAAAACTCTAGTATGACCAGTGCCTTCGTAATGAAGCCAATAGTGTTTTCTATCATGGACTCCCTGAAAATGCTCTAAGGTAGGATTTATTACCCCTACCCCAATTCTAGTGTCACCTGAAGTTGAATAGTAATGAGTGTAGTAATACCTGTCATTAGCCCAAGAAATACCTCTAATTCCCCTATAACTTGAGGATGCGTCATTAGCCCAGAAGTTAGTTGAGTACTCGTAGGAGGTGTTTAAAAGCCTGTAGTAGTGGTTTCCGTCTCCCATAAACAAATATTCGGGATGACCTTTTCTAAAGTAATAATAGCCAAGATTGTTTGGCATTATAGAAATGTCATTTAACGTGTATCCTGCCTGACCTTCAGCGTAGCTAATCTGCCCAGTTCTCCAGTTATTAGATGAGGCTCTATAACTAACTATAATTTTATTATTGAAGTTTGTTATAGATATACATCCATCATTACCCATAGAAGCAGTTACATTCTCCCAGGTAACAAAATCTTTTGTAAAAAATGGGGGTGCTCCAGAATCTCGGCTAATGAAAAACCAAGCTTTATTTATTTCGTCGTAAGCTATAGTGTCAAAAATAGGGCTATAACTAAAACTGTATCCTGGATGAACGATTGTTTCCCAGTTAATCATGTCCTCAGACATGTACATGTAGGAATGACTGCCGTTTGGCTTTGTGAAATACCTTCCTCCAATATATTCTACATAAGTATCAGAGCCTAAAGTTGATGGCAACTCATCTTTTTGCTCGAACAAAAGGCTAGTTCTTAAACTTTTGAATATTTCGGTATTTTGAAATATAGCAGCAGAAGCTGCTGGAGTTTGACCAAAAGCCTTTAATGCATATTCACTATTCAACAAGGCTTTTATAGACTCGTCATTATTAAGTATCAACGAAACAGCATGATCGTTTCCAGCTACATCGTAAGCCGTCTTAACGTTATTCATTATCAAGCCAAATCCAATGTGACCTGAAACGGTTTTTAGGAAAGCTTTAAAATCATCATGATCAGTAGATATGTCTGTGATTACTAGATATGCGTTAGATTCTAGCTTAGAATTCTCCTCTCTTGTAACGTTTTGCGATATTAAAGTATAGGCAAACGTTTCAATTCCAATAAGCTCATCGTATCTATCGTGCGACTTCATTGCATCCAATAAGTTTGGATACGATATAACTTCCTCGAAAGCTAACCTGTTTAAAGATGAGTTTTTTAGCTGTGACTCTAGCTTACCAGAGGTTATGTCTGCACTAAAAAATATATCGTATATATATACCGCCTTATCAGATAAGCTGTTAGCCATTTGTTTTTATTTTACTATTATTTTAAAAAAAATTATTCAGCAGCAGGAGTCGTTGTTTCTGTTTGTTCTTCAGTAACAGGAACTTCCTCTTCCTCTAATGGATAAGGTGCAATCTCAGCAGTATTTGCTTTGATAACCATTCCATTAGCTATGAATTCTTTTTTTTCAGTGATACCTAAAATATCTGCTTTTCTTTCTTCTGTAATAATATTTTCATCGACTAAAATATTATTTTGAAACATGTCAACTGTTCCTCCAGCATCTAAAAGCTCCTTAATAACCTCGATATTAATATTGGTTTTTGAAGCAGAAATAAAAGATGTGAGCTCTGATTGTGTTAGTTTTGAATACAAACTTCCCTTATTGACACTAGTAAATAAGCCAAATCTGTCGACAATTTCTTGCTCAGTAATATCTCTTACCGTTAAATCATCCTCTAGTATTTGACCAACAGATAAAACAGTTTCATCTGGCACTCCTACTCCGATTGTTACTGGAATTTCTGCATTCTCATTAACTCCAGTGACTATTTTTCCGTCTAATATAACTTGTTTCATTTTTTTTTATTAAGATATTGTTCTTATGTCTGTGTGATTGTCTGTTGGGCTTATGTAATCCATCTCATGACTATAATCGATATTCATAGAGCAAAACCCTGTATATGGCTGTATATTACCAATATCCATCATCCAACGCTTAGCATGGCTATCTCCTCCTCTTAGGTTTACATCCGCACCATCTGCGAAATTATCAAACATCCAATCAAGATCATGCAAGTAAATATTACTATAAGGATGATGTGGCTCTAGTTTTACAATTAATTTATTGCGTTGAACTGGAGTGTAGCTCCATCCCCAAGTAGTTTCGTTATCCGTCCATTTAAGAACTTTTCCGTCAGAAACTCTAGTGAGAATAACTCTCGCTCCTCCATGATAATAATAATAAACATCATAAGAGATAACGTATCTTCCGTCGTTTGTTGTGGTGTGTCTTACGCCGTAATAAGCTCCTTGATCGTAGCCATATTTAGTGGTTTGTCCACCGAAAGTGAAGTGAGCGTCTTTAACGTAATCAGTTCCATCTCCATTTTGAGCCCATCTAAAAGCATAAGAGGATCCAGATATGCTATTACCCATTGACATGAAGTGAACAACCTTGCCGTTATCACATAGAATAGGTGTTCCCCTGTAACTAGACTCACTTAGATTTGGTGTCGCAGGCATTCCATCACTATTATCTACAGTGCTATCTATAACTTGAGTCATTTTTCCATTAGCAATTGGATCATAGTTGTAAGTTATAGCCGTTGTTCCTTTTGCAATATCTTTAAGATTCCAGTCGTTTGAGAATGAATAAAGAACAGGTCTTTGTTTCCCAGCAGCAGCATTGTACACCATAACAACCATTTGGTTTGTATTTTTGTTGTAACAAAAATTACCATATCCAGTTGAAATAGGTGCTGGCAAGATAAATTGCTCGCTTGTATTCTCCCATTGACGATCCTCGTATTTTCTATATACAGCAGAAAGCTGAGTTACATTATCTCTTAGCTTAGCTCTGTTGGTATAACCGTTATTATAATCTGTTACACCTCTTGTTCCTCCAAGATAAAAAGTTGTGTTGGTTCTGGCGATGTACCATGATTTGTCTGCATCTCCAACAATAATACCAGTATCTCTCATCCAGTCAGCAGACCATGTTCCATTATATCCATTCCAGACCCCCGTTTTGTCGTTCCATGTTCCCATTACGTGACCGTAAACGTTTTTACTCATAGCAAAACCTAATTCATATCCAGTTTGGGAATTTGATGTTCTATAGGCTTGAAATGGAGTTATAGCACCACCATTATATCTCGTGTAATGTTCACCATTTCCATCTTTAATATAGTTATTAGACGTGTCATAACCTTCATTATTTAAATGCATAATCATCTGAGATTTCCCCCAGTCTGGATTCTTAACTTGTTTTCCGTAATGATTATACCAGGTTATAATAGCTTCATAGTTGGCTTGATTAATTCCCGATGCCGACCAAAAGCAAGGTCTTTCATAAGGATGAATATAATCTCTATCTCCTTGTATATTTTCTCTAATCAAAGTTAAGGAAGGCAACCCACTTATGGTAGTTGAAATTTCAGCGTCAGTAGCTACAAGAACATCTTTTGCTACGTTAATAGCTGAAACAGCATTTGTTGCGCTAGCGTCAATATTATCAGCTGTTTGGCTAAATGTGTTTAGAGCTGTTTGTGCATCCTCTTGAAACTGAGCGTTTGCAGAGTCGATTGTATCAACTGCTGCTTGAGAAAGTCCAATTACAACCGACTGAAAATCATTTCCAGTCTGTAGTTGATTTAGTCCTTTTGTGTACAGAACCACCTGCTCAGCGGTAGCTGTACCATCGGTTAATTTCTGTGCAATGTCATCTACTAGACTTTGACTTAAAGTGATCGAATTCGCCATCTTTTTTTATTTTTTACAAATTTAATAAATATATTGTTATAAGTTTTGTGCATAATACATATCCGACAGACCAACCAAGTGGTATATCGCCTCTTTCGAAGAATCTCCTCCACCTCCAGCTGCGTTAGTCCAAACGCCATCTACGGCGTTATAAGTCAACGACTGACCTTCTTGCGGAGAGTTTATAGAAACGTCTGACAAATCATTAATACCAGCGTTAACATCAACTCCTCCAGAAAAACTAGCGGATAGGTTTCTAAATAATCCTGCCTGATATATGTGTGAGTCGGTTGCAGCGCTTAAATCCTCAGCTTCCTTTTTAACTACTATTGTAGCAACATGAATAGCCTGTTCGGCAGTGTTGTTAGCCTCAACAAACTCTTCTAAGAATATACTTTTCTCGGCAACCTCCTTATTATCGTAATAGTCAGTTCCATAATAAACTATAAGCAAATCTGGAGTTGATGGGAAAAAATAAACCCTCTGTATGGAATATTTATTGTTAGGCATATTAGCTAAAGTTCCAGACCCATTGTCAAATTTGGTTGGATCCATAACGGCATACCCCTGCCCTGTTGGACCGTCATCCCTAACGAATCCTCCAGATCCATCTTTATAATACCTATGTATTCCAGCTAGGTTTTTAGCCCCGTCTATAATATTTGAAGGAAAATTAGGATTTACACTGTAGTTTCTTCCTAAAGCAAAAGACACACCAGAAGCCCTGTTTAATGAAAGGTTAATTCCATTTGCAGATATTTTGTGACCTGATCTTTTGATAGGACCAAACATTCTAATGAAAGAACTAAACTGATCTGAATTACTATAAGCTGTTTTAGGAAAAGTTCTAGCAAATCTCAATACTCCTTCTGAGTGAATTGCAGACCCTATGGTTATTGCATTTTGATATTGTGCGTCTGTAAACGGATCTAATTGCTGATTAATAGTTCCACTATCATCAATATAAATCCAAGAGTTCAATTGTTGTGGGTCTAGTGGATCTAAATTAAAAACATCTATAGTCTGAGTATCCCACTCAACGTAATTAATTTCAGGATGAGGCTCAGATGCAATTGTTTTATTTAAATTTACAACAATACCTTTACCTGCTTGTATGGTAAATTGAGTGTCATTAGCTTTGCTTAGTCCTCCTCCATATAGTATACCAGAAGAAAGCTCCTCTGTAAGAGTTGCTAAGCTTATATCATGGTTATGGTATCTGAAGTGCATCTCTTCATGAACACCTTCTTGCTTTATATATATACCATTCTCTATGGCTGGCTCAGTATTTTGAGCGTTATTGATCTTAATTATGTTTTGAGCGACTAAATCATCCCCAGTAACATCTCCAGTAACAGTGGCTGAACCACCAACGGTTAAATTATCTCCAACAGACAAATCACTTGTTATAATGACGTCATCAGGAAGTCCTACGTTAAAGGATATGTTAGAGTCTAATGCTTGAGGTGTATCTGGAGAAACAGTGACTTCAGAAGCAGTTCCAGTAACAGTAACCGTTTGAGTCTTTTCTACCAAATCATCTTCTATTCTAGATCTTTCGGCATTTGTGATTATATATCCAGAACCAGAGCTGTTTATGTCGTTTAGCTCTGTAGCATTATGAATAGATAAATCAGTTACATCTGTTGGCTTATTCTGAATATAAGCGTCATTGGTTATTATTGATTCAGCCCAGTTTGCTTGAACATTTACCTCAGCTTCAGCAGCAATTCCGTCTAGCTTAGACTTTAATATTGTAGTAAAGTCTTCTTGAGATAGTTGCTTTCCAGCAATCTTATCTACTTTTTCATCTAATGCGTTTTGAAGACCTGCGACACTAGATATGGTTAATGACTCAAGAGTATCTCTGTTTAACTCAATGAAGTCTACTACTTCCTGTAATGAGTCTAGATCAACGTTATCGCTTAATAAGAGCGTATTTATCGTGTCTATATAGCCCTTTAGTATCTTTCCTTGATTCGCTGATAAAGGAACGTCTGACCCAATAGAGATTAAATTGTCTATTACGTCAGAATGTCGAAGACCATTTGTGTGTATTTCGTTGTAGTTTGTTCTTTCTCGATCGGTTATGATCTTTCCAGAGCCAGCACTAGTAACATCTCCAAATTCAGTTATAGAGTCGTCACTAAAGTCTTTGTCTATTACAGATTGGTAATTAGACACAAAAAATCTTTCGCTTGGAATGAAAGTTCCGTTTCCTTCTATAAAGTTTACCTGCAATAAAAGATAGTTGGAATCGTGATTCTCTACAGAATTGACCTGGAAAACACCGTATATATTTAAATTACCCTGTTGGTTTATTTTAATATAGTGCTGGTCGAATGCTTGTATGTATTGAGTTACGACATCTCCAGATCCGCTAACCTTGCTGAGATATATTGTTGTTACAGCATTTACAGACGTGGGAAGTGAGTTTTGACCAGAAAAATTTAAAATTCCAGAAGGTTGTGGCTCAGAGCCTAATGTTTTATACTCATATATAACTCCATCAAACTGATCTATTAATGAATTATCATTTAATAGATTTACAATGCTATCTACGCTAAAGTTCTTTGTTTGCTGCGTAGCAGAATCAGTTCCGATCCAGAGGTCGGTTAAACTAGGGGTAGTATCGAGAGCGTAAGTAGATATTCTTGCCATCTTGCTTTTTATGCAAATTTACAAAATAACAGGACACACTTATTTAAGCTATGGTCCTTTAGTCGCTCTTATTGTCCTTCTTTACAGCCGAACCGAAATAGTATCCAAAAATGCTAAGAGCAACACCTTCTACTATACCGATCATATGAATAAAAATCTCTTTATTGCTTTCTGGAACATTTGTAGTTACAACAGTGTAAACTAAAAAACCAAATGCAGATAAACCAACTATTCCAGTCAAAGACATCATCCAGTCTTTTCCTCCAGAGTTAATTATAGCAGCCTCTCTCTTTCGAGCAGAATCCCTATCCTCCACCTCTAACTTATAAAGCTGAACCAACTGATCGTGAGCAGCAGCCTTTTCCTCATCAGACATGTCTGGGTCATTGTCTATAAGATTCTTTATGATTCCAGTAATCCCTGAGTCTGGCAAAAACTTAGAAGCCCCTTTTACAACTCCAGGTAAAATTCCAAGCAATATCTTACCTAATCCAGTGTCTTTAAAGGGTTTTTTAGTGTTATTTTGGTTCTGGTCGCTCATATATATCTGTATTTAGTTTTGCCGTCTATCTTTTCGGCAATAAGACATCTTCCTCTGTTTTCGTCATCTGAAACATAAGATACGTGTATCCAGTCTGGATTCTCGTCATCTCCAAATTCCCAGATAAGTTGATCAAAGTTTAGGTTTTTCCTTATGTACTCAAACATTTCAGCGTTTGTTTTATATCCAAATGTATCATCCAGGTCAAGAGCTCTACCTTCACAATGTTGTGAGCGTTTTGCTCCACCAATAGCACGATTCAATTTTTCACATCTGAAAAAGCTATTTATTTTGACAGGTCCCCCAACCCACTCTCGAAGAGGCTCAAAGACTTTTACAGCAATTCCCACCATATTTGATATCTGGTAACCATTCGGACTATTATCTATGTTTAGTCTTTTAGCTGTATTCGACCTAATCGCTTCTTTAAAAGAAATGTGATCGCTTATTTTCATTGAAGATTATTTTTTGGGCTTGCGTCCAGATCTAGATTTACCTGTTACGATAGCTTTTGGAACATCGCCTAGTTGGCTTCCAACTTCTTTGATTGCTTTTGTAACGTCTTTCATCTCTTCACCAACTCGATCAACCTTAAATGAAACTTCCTCTTTAAGTTGAGAAAACTTTTCCTCAAGAATATCTGGAATCATATTGTTGTTTTCGTCTTTGGTCAGACCTTTTTTAGTAAGGTAGATTGCTGTAATATTAACTATTATTAATAAAATTAATAATCCTAGGGTAATGTAAATTAAATTCATGTTTATTGTTTTATGTTGATTTATTTTCTTAATGCGCCTCCCCTTGCTCGGTTAGGTTTTCTGTGTTCTGATATTAATGTTCCGTCTTTGTGAGAGCAATCCATTTCATCTCCGTTACCATAGGTTCCGTTTTTTCTATTCCATTTGTTGCACTCAATACGCTTCTTTACTGCGCTTGGCTTCTTTTGATACTTTTTGTCGTATGCAAGCTTCTTAGCCCTTGCTAAAGGATTGCTGGCATAATACTTTGCAGATTTACCTAATCCCATAGCTTATCTATTTTTTTTGTCTTTTTGAAGATACTCAAGATCTTTCATAAAATCTCTCATTTCGAGCATCATTTTATCAACTTCTGCCTCTATCGCTCTTTGAGCTTTCCAGGTGTATTCCTTCTCATTGTACTTTAGCTTAGATACTTCGGCTTCTGCAATGGCTAACCTACCGCTTAAAGTGTAGTAAGAGCCTATTATAGAGGCAAGCAAAGTGCCAATCATAATTATTTGACCAAGAGATATACTCAAGTCTGCTTTACCGTCACCGTCAATATCTATTTTAGCCATTTCTAAATAATTTTTTATATATCTGTATCGCTGTATAAACTATCGCCAATAATAATGAAATTGTTTGAAGATAAGGATTTATTTGCGACATACTAAACAGTAAGGCTACTCCATTCAATGTATATATCTTCAAATCTTCCATTTTATGTTATTTCTTTTTTTTAGAAGACTTAACTTCTTTCTTGGTTTCTACTTGAGCCTCTACCTTCGGAGTTTCGACTGTTTTTCCAATTCTTTTAAAATAATCAGCTTTTGTTTCGTTAATTCCTCTCATGATTTTTTATTTTTTTGTGGTTTTTTTATTTTCTGTTGGTTTTTTGTAACTATAGTTTCCTACGTAATAAGGATCTTCTTGGGGAGTATCGTATACTACAGGTCTAAAAGCATTTGATATTCCTCCCATATCTTTTTGCATCTTTTCGTTAGGTGATCCCTTTTTAGAAAACATTCTATATTCTTTCCCATCTTTAGTATAGCCAGTAACGTTTACCGTATCTTTAGGAGCTATAGATGTTTGGAATCTAGCATTAGTTTTAGCTCTACTAATAGCGTCTTCTGTGTTAAAGCTGCTTTCTGGCTCTAACCTTCTTAGCCTATCTATAGTAGTGTTCTTTAAATTGTTCTTCTCGTATGAAGGGTTTGTTTTACCTTCTGTTGTTTTTTTAGCCATTTTCTATTTTTTAAAAAATACTTTTGATTTTTTTATTTGTAAGGAAACATGTCGTTAAGCGTTTTTTTTCTGCCCGAGCATCCGCAATCTTTATTCATAGCTTTAGCTGCTTTGTCAACAATAGATTTGATCCCAGTGGCGGTAGTGAAAGCCTCAACGGTGTCCCCAAGTCCTTTATGTCCTTTTAGTGGATGTGCCATTTAGTTTTTATATTTTCCTGGTTTGTAAATCATTTTACTTTCACCTTTCTTGTTTGTAACCTGTACATCTTTTACTGGCTCAGGAGCAAACTTTTTTCTTTTACTCATCAACGTATCGATGTCTCTGTTTTTGAAAGGAGTGTTTTCGTAACTAGGCTTAGTTAGGTCTGCCCTGTCTGGTCTTAGACCGTAGCCAGCTGGTTTTTCCTTAGGACCTTGTTCTGATTTTTTATTTCCTGTGTAATTGGTTGAACCAACTCCAGTAAATTCTTTACTAGAAGGATTGCTTTTGATTTTAGCTTTTTTTCTTTTAACTTTTAATGGATCCATTTTTTAATATTTTCCTTGTTTTGATTTAGGAGATGATTTAGTGGACCCTCCTTTTCCAGCCCATAAGTTTTTGCAAGCCCAGTATCTAGCGCTCAATTTATTTGTAGCTGATCCACACTTGTGTCTGGCTTTGAATGATTTTCTGGCAGCAGAAGAGTAATTATGACCATATCCTTTAGCGCCGAAATGTATTATTTTTTCTGTACCTCCAGAACATGCCTTAACCATTTTTTTCTTTCCTGGTCTAGTGCTAGCTCTTGGCTTGTTGCAAGCCATGCTTGATTTGTCTACTTTTGATGCCATTTCTAATGATTTTATCATTATCTTATCATGAGCAAATATACAAATAAATAAAATTCACTTTTATATGCATAAAAAAAGACCCATGCTCCGAAAGAGAGTAAAACAAAAGGAAAAATATCATATAGGATACGAAAGAGAAAGAAAATATAACTTCTTGAAATACTGGAGAATAGTAAGGTATTACGTGAAAAGAAAGTATGATTTGAAGGAATCAGATTTAGAAATGCTTCTTTTTTTGTATGATGAAGGCAGATTCGACTCTGCTGCATTTAAAGATTATGCAAACATCATGGAATGGGACAGGGATCGTTTTTGGAAACTTAGAGAAGCAGAATACATTGTTGTTTGGAGAAAAAAGAACGAGGTATCAAACAGAAAGGCTATTTACGAGCTGTCTGCAAAATCAAAGAGAATAGTTAACCACGTATACAAGAGGCTCTTGATGAAAGAAACCTTCAGTGAAAACCCAAGAATAAACCCCATAATGAAAGGGGACACTTACACCGATAGAGTTTATAGAATGGCTATAAAAAAGATGAACGCTAAGATTCGTGGTAAGCAATCCAGCGAAGAAGGGCTTGATCTCTAACAGGAACCCTTCTTTTCACCTCTCGCACGGTAACCTTAGACCCTTCGTCTATAATGCTCTTAATTGCGCTTAAAATGAGATTCTGGTGACGTATCTTCTTTCTTTCCTCGTTTATTTCTTTAATTTTTAATAGCATACTGTCATTTATGCTTTTTCTTACCGTAGGAGGGCTACAATTCAATTGCTCTCCGAGGCTTTTCATGGTTATTTTACCTTCTATAACATCTACAGCGTCCCAAATATCTTTTTCTTCAAATACTTTTCTTGGGTGTAAAAGACTATTTACTATTTTTATTTTTTCGCTTTTTTCTATCATCTTTACAGGATTAAAAATTACCTTTCTTCTTCTAGCGCAGTAAGGAATTTTACCGCTAAGTATTCCGTTATATGCTGATTCACAAGCAGTTATGATTTTTTCTTTTGAGTATGTTCTAATTACATGTCCATTTGATCTGTCCGTCATCTCAATCATGTGCGAACAAAACAACTTGAAGTCAAAATCCTTGTTAAGCCACATAAATTTTTCGCCTATATATTCGATTTCCTGTAAAGAGTTAACCTTCCTCTCGCTTCTGTAGAGGGAGTAAAAGTCAACTCCTTCGGGGAAAAACAAATATTCTTGTCCTTTGTAGACAAAAGACGTCTCCATTATTATCCTATCCCTTTCATAATCAAATAAAGGGATTTTTTTCATTTTTTAACAACGCATCCATTTTCCATAAGAACCAGATATTTGTCCTCACCTACTCTAATATCGCTTGCAGCCATCTTATCGTAGTATATTTCGTCGCCTGGTTCTAGCATTTTAACATCGCTTCCGCAAGTAATGACTTCTCCTGGAAGATATCTAACGTTTTTCTCTGTTTGAGCCGATAAAATGACTCCTTTAGACTCTATTCTCTCTGAAATTGGCTTTATAACCACAAATAATCCTAATGCTTTCATGCTCTTACGTTTGTTATTACACAATCTGTTGTTATTAGCTCAGAAACCACACTTACGGCGTTTTCTAACACGTTTATGGTAACTGCCGTAGGGTCAATTATTCCAGTTTCCAGCAAATCTTCTATTTTTTCGCTCTTAACATTGTATCCGATAAAGTTATCTGAGCTTGAAACCTTTATTAAGATGGTTTTTTTAGTATCTTCATCGTAATAGCTGTTATCTAGCAATCTTCTAACAGGAGCTTCTAACGATTTACACATAAAACCCCATCCTTCTTTGTAAGAATCTGTTAAATTTGCTTCTTTATCCCATGCTTTTTTTAGTCTTTTCGATAATTTTAGCAAGAAAGCCCCTCCTCCTGGCAAAACACCTTCTTTTAAGGCTATTCTGGAGGCTGATATTGCGTCATCCACTCGGTCTTTCTTCTCTTTCATCTCTACTTCTGTCGAAGCCCCAACATTTATCGTCGCCACACCTCCAGTAAGCTTAGATAGCCTATCTCTTAAATGCCACATCTGGTCTTCGTTTTTAATATCCTGCATCATCTCATGTAAATGAGCTTTGATTTGGTCAACTTCCTCTGGTTGCTCGTCGATAAATAGAACGGTTTCCCCTTCCTTGACAACAACCTTCGAGGCTCTACCAAGCATATCAGGAGTTATAGACCCTAGGTCAGTTCCCATGTCTTCGCTGATAAACTCAGCCCCTGTCATAAGCGCTAGATCCTGAAGCAGCTCGTCTCTCTTGTATCCTATTCCAGGAGGATTAACCACGCAAGACTTAAATCTTCCTTGTCTATTGTTCAAGATCATTGTAGCAACAAACTCGTCACTTGTGTTTGCTACGATAATGATTGGAAAGTTGTTCTTTGCACAAAACTCAAGAACACTCAAAATCTGTTGAGGTCCCTGAATTTCGGCAGCACAAACTAAAATAAGCGGATCTTTAACTGAAAATTCTCTTTTGTTGAGGTCTGTAACCATGTGATGAGAAGCATACCCTCTGTCAATCTTAGTTCCTTCCTTCAAAGTCATGTACGACTCTTCGTTGTACGATTCCTCAACCGAAACAACACCGTCTTTACCAACCTTTTCAAATGCAGAAGCAATAAGACCTCCGATAAACTCATCGCCATTTGCCGATAAAGTAGCAACTTGCTTCAATTTTGTATTGTCGATGTCTTGACTAACTTCTTTAATTCTCTTGACAGCTTCCTTCATGCAGTCGTAAACCCCCTTCTTGATTTCATGGACACTAGCATTTTCGCTTTGGTTTTTTCCAATGATCCGTAATAATGCATGAGCCAAAACTATAGACGAAGTAGTTCCATCTCCAGCGCGAAGCGCTGTTTTTTTAGAAGCCTGGCGAACAGTACTCATTGCTAAGTGCTCAACAGGGTCAGATAGCACCAAGCTCTGAGCTACAGTAATACCATCTTTTGTTACATGAGGATTGCCAAAGTCGTCCTCTAGGATAACCGTTCTACCATTTGGACCCAAAGTAGACCCAACAGCCTCATCTAATTTCTGTACTCCGCTTACGATTTTCTCCCAAGCGTCCTCTCCAAAGTAAATTTTTTTCTCAATCATTTGTTTATGTTATTTATTATATTATATTTTATTATATATATATATATATTATACAATAGCTATATACAAGCTATTACAATAACTGTAAATACAATAGCTATTACAACCGAATATATCCAGTGTGTAGATCTCTGTGTGAATTGCTGTGTAGAATTCCACTCATTAGTTCTCGCAGACCCTACCAAATCTAGTGCTGACAGCCTTTCTGACTGTGTGAATACCTGTGTAGTTTTGTGGACAATACCTCTCATAACGCCTGTGTTTGATCAAATATACAACTTATGTGGCAGAAAAACAATATTCCTTGTTTATATGTGGCAAATATATAAAAACCCCTGTATACCATTTACTAGGTTAGTAAGACTATTTTAAAAAATGGCACATATGAAGAGGTATTGGGTTCTATAAGATTCTGAGATCACAATCATCGTATGGAAAACGTTTTACATTTACCCACCCCCATTGCTCTCGTACTTTGCTGTCCAGATTTTTTTAGCTTTTACTTACAGACTGTAGAGATATACAGCTGCATTCATTTTACGTTTTATTTTACGGTTGTTCGTTGAGGTATTTTGTGTACCCACCCCCTTACCGCTCGCTTCGCTCGCTTATAGGTATTCGCTATCGCTCATTCCTTTTGTTATCACACACACGGAGAGGAGGGGTTATACCTGCCGTCATATCTCTCTATTCTAAAGCTACATCACTATCAACAACACGGGCTTAATGTGTGATTGTCAATGCGTTGCATTGAATAGAATGATGACAGAGTTTACACACCAGTCTTTGCCTATATGATTATGTACGGTTCACTATCATGATACGTACAACAGTACGCTATGATAATAAATAATCAAGGACTCTATGTTTAATTAATATAGCGAATGTACATTATAGTTTCTGCATG